ATAATCACGTCCGGCGTTGAAGAACGCGATGTGCTTGCGGTAACCGTCGCGGGAGTTGGGACCGGTGTCGGTGAAAAAGTCGTGGAGTTTTGACTCGTTCTTTCGTTTGACTCGCTCTTCCAGCAGTTTGAGAAGTTCTTCTTTTGCGGCGCGTTTGTCTTCCGGCAATCCAGCTTTGGTCGCTTCGAACGGAATTTCAGTCGGCGTTGACAACTTCAACCTCCCCCTCAATCAGCGTCTTGAACTCGGGGAACTGCTCGGCCAGCACCTTGAGGCGGCCATCCAGCTCCTGATCGGAGAAGTTCTGCACCTCGTGCGCGACCTCCACCCGGTCACGGAACATGGCCATGGTCTTGCCCAACATCTCCAGCGCCTTCAACGCGGCGTTGGCTTCGAACTTGAACTGGCCGATCGGGCGACCCTTGCGGTCGTACACCGGCTCGATCTGAAGACACCGCTCGGCTACAGTCACAAACCGCTCGATAATCCACTGCGGGCCGAAAGACTGGGCCTGCGGCACCTTGACCTTGGGGAGCTGCATGATGCCGTTATCCACCGTGGCAGCGTGAACGTTCTCTAGCAGCTCGTTGGCAGACTGGCCCTTCAATGCCTCCCCGTTGGGAGCGAGCTTCTCCTCGCGATCCAGCACGGCGTCCTCGGAGAAGTCGAAATCGTCTTCCTCCAGCAGAGGCGTCTTGCTCAGGCGATCCACGATCTCGGCGGTAGACTTCTCGCCGGCGTCCGCCTCACGCTTGGCGTTCAGGATGTTTATGCAGGCCGCCACCTTGGGTAGATGCACGAGCATATGGGGGTTGGACGACTTCGGCAGTTTCGCCTTTTCGGCGGCCTTTCTCGGCGAACCGCATTTCACGTACTCCAGACAAAACAGGTACTGTTGGTCAGTCAGCTTGTCCAGCAGCGTGACCATTTTGTTGGACGCGGAGCCGATAGTCTCCTTGAGCCACTCGTCTACTGGGTCTCTAAAAACGTTCATGTGGTGTTCACTTTCTCGGTGGCCCGTAGCCCCTCCCTTTTCCGTGCTTACTTTTGGCTGGTGACTTGCCGTCCTTGCGAGTGCGAATCCAACGGTTCTTCGCCGCTGCCTTCTTGTCGGCAGCGGAGAGCGACCTCACAGCAACGATCTTATCACCACCGCGCTTTTTCTTCTTCCGCGCCTCGGCGGCGGAGTTTGCGACGATGCCTGTGTTGCGGCCTTCAAAGAAAAATAGTTTTCGGCTCACAGCTCGCTTCCTCTATAGGTTGACCCAGATCAGCCCCGCGATCAGCGCCGCAGCAGCAGACAGAATAACCCCCATCTCAAACCAGTCGATGGGCTGGTGGCCGCAGTACAAGCACCGGCCCCCCGGCTCAATCGGTTTCTCACCCTTCTTACAACGCTGACAGCCACGAGATGCCACTACGGCGAACCCGGCACCAGTGTGTCTACATCACCGATCCCGGTGGTGACCCGGACCTCGCAGTTTTTTGCGAAGTCCCACTCCCTGAGATAGTCCTCAAGGACCGCCAGACTCTCGGCCTCGACAAACAGGATGCAGCCCTCGGCGTAGATGATCTGCGCCATGAGACCGTTCCCTTCCCGGTCAAAAAGAGCGCACCCAGTCACGGCCAGACAGGAGACAAGGACTGCCGGAATAGACCGGGTGCGCATAACTCACCAGCCCGGTGATGTAAGAGCGGGATTGATCAGACGCACGAGCGGGTACTCCCGGTAGATTCGGGCGCACTCGTTGAAGTAGGGATTCTGCGACCACGATATATCGACCCCTACGGTCTGGGATGCTGGGTCCAGCACCATGAAGAAGGTGCCGATCCGGATAGCTTCCCCTTCGTCCTCGACAAAGTTAGGCGAGAAGATAATGTCACCGCTAGCCAGCCCCTGCTCCGGGTCGTACTCGGTCGAAAGACCAGTAAGCCAGAACGGGAAGCCGCAGTCGCACGACAGTTCAACAGGGCCGGGCGGGTCTGGCGGCGGTGGTGAGACCGTAGGGGGCCGACTGCCCGGCTGGCAGCTTTCCCTCTCGGGTGGTCGCGGCGACACGGTAGGCGGGGTGTCAGCACTAAAGCATGACTCGAAGTGGCTGTAGAGACTGAACACGAGACCGTCCCCGGCCCTGTTCAGAACCACACCCTCGTTATCAAGGTCAGGCGTGACGGGGTCGTAGTACCACCCGTCCTGTGCAAGTGCTGGCATCGACAGCACGATCCCTGCCAGCAGGGTGATTATTAGTCGCATCGTTGTTCTACCTCTTCGTCTTCGAACGGCTTCTTCAGTTCTTCGGAACGGTCTATGATGTCCTGCTCAAAGTCACGAAAAGCAATCGTATCCGCCGCAGCGTTAATCAGCCCCCGGTGGAATTGTTTCACGGTCTCTGTGTGCAGCTTGGTCAGGTCGTCGTTGCTCGGGTCTTCCGGCACCTCGGGGAATAGCTTGGTCTTTAGCTGGTAAGGGTCTTGCACCCAAAACGCTTGCGAGGCCGACTCGTATTGATCAATCGTCGGCTCCGCCCCAAGTACTCCCTCAAGGATTCTACGGGTTCTGTCTGCATATTCGATACTCATGGTCTACTCCACATAAAGGCTACCCTGAACACTACACGGGCCGCTCTGGTAATGGTCATCACCCCCCGCGTTAAAACTGTTGTTGAACTTCACCCTGTTATCCACATCGTACACGGCTGCACGGACCGGGCCGTAGGTGCCTGAGCCGTTTGCCCTTGATGTGCCAGAAACGGTAAACGCTCCACGGGTATTGGTCCGCATCATCCACGGCGGAGACTGTATCTCGATCTCGGTCCATGTCCCGCTGGCGTTGCCAATCCCGGACAGGAACACCACGCTACCCGTCCTGCCCCAGTACGCTGTGAAGCTGCCCCGGTTGGCGTTGCCGGAGGACCGGATCACGCAGTTGACGGTACCAGACTCTCCGGACTGCTGCCTCGGGACAAAGTCCACGATGACCTGCTCACCGTCAGGGACTGACCCGGAATTCAGCCCGGCCCCTTCGGTCCTCTCGACGATGTAGTTTTTGCCATCAACGCCCCCGTCAGTAATCGCCGTGATGTTGTACAAGGCGTACCTGCTGGGGTCTTCTGCCGAGGCGACCCTTAGCTGGTCTCCGGGGACCACGTTAGCGAGGCGGGTCGCTGTCGAGCCTGCGCCGCTGTCCGCCCCGTCCGTGCCGATAGACTCGCCGCCGAGGCGAATAATCGTCGTCGCGTTGCTACTCGCAAGGTTGAACGCGGCCCGGTTTATTGCGTTGACGTTGTTTTCCCAGACTATCCGATACTTGAGACTGCCTATCGGGGTCCACGGCTCGCTGCCAGATACCGAAGGACCGGCAGCAATCTGGCCGGTAGAATCGACCACGACGTTCCTGGTCCCGTTTCCCTGTAGCGGCTCAAACAGGACAGCCTGCTGGAAGAGAACGCTCTTGATTGTAGAATCAAAGCGCCACTCGGTCGAAGCGCCAGCGCCGTCAAAATCATGTGCCGACAACTGCCCCACACTCGCGCCTGATGCGTCTACGGTCCTGATCAGGCTCTGGGGGGTATTCGTCGGGCTGCGTATCTCTACAGCCCCGTCTTCGAGCCTAGCGCCACCGTCAACATGGAGCCGCTGCGCTTGACTGGTTACGCCGAGGCCCACATTCCCTGACGCGTCAACGTGGATGCTGTCTGCCGGAGCGCCTTGCTTGATCAGCATCTGCCCAACATTGGCGATGCGGATTTGAAAGTCGCCCCGGTTCGACCCGACCGAGATGTTGTTTGCGCCCTGCTGAAACTCGATAAGCGAGTAATCGTTGGAACTCTGAAGACGCATGACGAAGTTGGAAGTGCTGACCACATGCGCCTGACGTACCGGGCTGCTGGTCCCCATACCGACGTTGCCGCTATTAGCGTTGCTGATGTTGCCTGTCAGCGAACCCTCCCAGAAAGAATCCGTAGGAATGTCTGGCGTGTTAGCGATATCGTCGTAATCAATCGGCCCCCAGTTGGCGTCAGCGTCGAGGTAACGTTTGCCCCCTGTTACGGGATCAGGAACATAGCCCGTCGTGCCCGGACCTTCAAAAATGTCCGGGGTGAAGCTACCGCCACCGCCGCCACCACCGCTGCCGACGGCGCTCAGGAAGTCCCAGTCAGGGCTGGCGTTCAGCTCCTGCACCAGTGGATCGAGGCCGTACTGGTTGTTCAAGGAGGCACCTTGATCCACCCCGTCAAAGGCGAGGTACGACGTGACTTCGGCAAATGTCGGCTGGTTGCCTGCCCAACCGTCCGCAATGCCCACGAATTCCGTCTGCTGAGCAACCGGAACGTCGGCGGTCATGGTCGTGAGATCACCTGTAGATGGCGTGCCCGCGCCCGTGTTGGTGACCTGCACCGGATAGATCACCGAAGTCGCGCCGGTGGTCGGGTTCCCGGTAACGCGAAACGTGACAAAGTTTTCAGGGCTAGCGGTCTCCACGAAATCAATCGTGGAGCCGGCGATGATGCTTTCCAGTTGCGCCTGCCGATTAGCCGAGTCGGCATCATTGAAATCAATACGTAGTACGTTCTGCTGGACGTTCGTGTTCCACTGCTGGTTGTCAGGCTCGCGATTGTTGTTGTTCGATCCTCGCTGCCAGCCGCCCGTGATGATCGTGTTGCCGCTGGAGTTTTCCGATTCCAGATAGGCCAGAACCTGCGCACCGGGAGTGAACAAGGTGCTGGTGATAGGGACTAGGTTCCAGCCGATGACCGGGTTGAGAATTACCTTCTGTGTGGTCGCTCCGTCTCTGACAAAGGTCAGGATGTACTCGATGCTTGGCCCGACCGCCGGTATCCAGACCCGAAACCCTCGCACCTCGGCCATCGTAGTGAAGGCGTACAGGTGGCCGGAGGAAATCCGTGCAGCCTGCTGGACGCTCTGCCACATAGGGGCGTCCGGGAGTGTGTACTCGGGCAGTCCGACCTCGGTCGGCGCGGCCTGATCAGTGGTCTCCTTGTTGGCGACCATGGCGTAACCGTTCTGGTAGACCACGTCCTGTTCGTAGTAGGTCAGCGGCGACCATGTGCCGCGCCAGTTCATCCGGGTCTCCGGCGGCGCCCACGTCCCGTCATCGCGCAAGAAAAACCCGTTGCTCGCTGCCGGAAAGTCTTCCGCCGCCAGCGTGCCGGCGTCGGTAATGTCGGCCAGTGCGTGCGTGTGGGAATCAGGCGGAAAGGCCGAAGGTACGCCGGTAAGGTCGCGCCATGCGCCGGAGAAGTAGTTGGCCACCACCCACGTTCCGTCCCGACGTAGATAGTCGTTTCCGTCGCTGGGCGCGTCAGGCATCGCGGAGCCGCCGGTGTTTATCGCCCAGCCCCCGTTCAGGCGGACGTACTCTTTCCCGTCCGACGGGGCGTCAGGGAAGTAGTTCGCTATCTCCCAGTTGGCATCGCGGCGAACGTAATCATTCCCGTCGCTGGGGGCATCGGGGAAACCTCCGCCCGAGACCAGCACCCACCGCCCGTTGTTTCGCGCATAGTCGTTTCCGTCGCTGGGCGCGTCGTCAAACCCAGCCAACGTACCGGCGTCAATGATGTTTGCGAGGACGTGGGTGTGCGCGGAGGGCGGGAAAGTGGACGGGACGCCGCCAAGGTCACCCCACAGGCCTGAAAAATAGGCGGCGGCCCGCCACTGGGCATCCACCCGCACATAGTCAACGCCGTCCTGCGGCGCCTCGGTGACTACACCGGGCGGGTTCTCAGGCGGAGCCTGCGGAAACCGCTTCTCAAGCTCGGCTATCCGACCTCTCAGCTCTCGATCGTTGTTGCTCATGGCCTAGCGATGAACTCGAACGTCAGGAACACCGTGGTGGTCAGCGGCCCTGAACTGGCCGAATCAACAAAGGCTAGGTGCAGGGTTTCTACCAGCGGTTCGTCAGCGCCATCAAGCGCGAAAGCCGTAACGCTATCAGTGCTGTTCGCCGCGTCTTTTGGCAGATACATCGTGTTCCCGCTAAACGACACTTGGACGCCCTGAATATCTACCTCTTCAACCCCGGACGGGTGCTCAAAATCAAACAAGAACGCATACGGGCCGGTAAAACCGGGAACCAGTACATCAGAAGTAGTTGCCGCGATTAAGAGCGTCGATCCACTATTGTTCGGCAAATCAAATGTAGTTGGGGTTATTGAACCGCCAACAGGAACTGTTGAGCTGGGGTCTGCATACCCATAGAAATCCCCACTGGCGCCTGCGGTAATGTCCACGGTGAGCGGCGGGTAGACAATCGTATCGTCACCGATTCCGGCGGCTAGGCTACCTGTAGTGGCAATAGACCACGGCACATTAAACCGATCTGACACCCAATAGGTCATGGGGTGCGCTAAGACAGGCTCAGTGGTGTCGCCTGCTGCCACCGCGTCGATAAGCGACTGCGCCGGCCCCAGCTCGTCGGCAGGGGCGGTACCTTTCCACTTCGCCAGCTCCATGGCGGTTGTAAGCAGTAGTTGTTTTGGTGTCGTACGCCCCGCCATAGCTTTGCCCCTTACCGGTCAGAAAACGGCTTGTACCCTTTCAGATCATCTGGCCGGTCGGGCTTCATCGGCCCGTTCCGCTCGTTCGGCGTGCACGGGCACGGGTGGTACTCCCTCGGGTTGGACTTGTCCACCCTAGAGCCGATGGGTTTCAGTCCTAGGTTTGATCCGTGACCGGCCATCAGGAGTCAGTCAGGGGCGGCGGGTGGTTGATCAGCTCGATCAGCTCGGCCTTGGTCATGTTGCTGTAGCCAATCAGCCCTGCCTGCGAGGCGAGTACCTTCAGCTCCGAGACCGTCATGTCTTCAAGGTCATCGGGGGCCGTGGAAAAAGGCGCGGGTTCTAACTCCAGCTGGGCCTTGGCCAGCGCGGCGGACCACGTCAGCCGAAACTGGGACTGAAGCTTCTTTGCGTAGCGTTGCGTAAAACCAGCGCCTTTGAACTCGGGCGTGGATCGTTTGTGTGACATCGTAGACCTCCTGCGTTGTGGGTGTGCAGCGATGATCGTTGCTCTATGAGCATAGCACAGCGACGAGTTGGCAGGGAGCCTCCAAAAGAAAGCCCCCTGTAAAACCCTAGGGTCAAACCTAGGTGGCTAGGCCTCGTGGGAGAGACCCTAGGGTTTTAACTTATCCCTCCGCTGTAGGCCAGATGACCACCCCGTTCGCCGAGACCATGTAGGGGCTTTCAGAGTCAACTACAGACTTAGCGAACACCAGCTTAAGCCCTTGGGTTTCTGCGTACTTGGCCAGTTTCTCAAGGCTTTTCCCGTCTTGGGCCTCGGCGTACGCGACCGCCGCCTTGCAGATCGCGTTTTGTTCCTCGTACAACGCCTTTTTGTCAGCGACTAGGTCCATGGCTTTTTTCCGTGGGCTCAGACCTGTAGCCGTGTAATTCTCGGCGTCGAACCGGTCGTCGAACCGGTCGATCACCGTTTCGGGGTCTGGCCGGTTTGCGAGCTTGTATTTCGCCCACTCATTCACCCACTGGCTGGGTTCAAACTTCAAACACTTCGACTTCATATCCTTGAGCGTGTCGCGCATGTTCTGGATATCCTTCGAGGTCATCACGTCATCCTGAACAACGTTTGTTGGAGCCCTTCCTTCGAAGCAGGTTGCGGTCACCTCGTTAACCTCGACCCTGTTTTTAAGCGTCTCGACCTGCTTCCTGAGCCGGCTGTTCTCGTCCGCCAGCTCCTGAACCTGTAAGGCCTGCTCCGCCAGCTTGGCCTCAATGTACCCCTCCAGCAAAGCAATCTGCCCCTGCGTCACCGGCATCTCATCTTTCATCATTGCACTCATTTCGCTTCTCCCCTAGTAGGTACCGCTTCAAACAGCTCGTCGAACGCCTGAGCAGGGAGGGCAATCCAGTCACCCCCATCCACCTTCAGCGCCACATCAAAAGGCGCCATCGTCCAGTGAATCCCGTCAGAGCGAGGCAGTATCGCCTGCGGACCCTGACTGGACGTTCGCGCCTTGAAGCCCTGCGGCATGTCGCGGAAGTTGGGATCGTAGCGCCATGCGTAGAAGGTCACCTCTGACACCGCGCAGCGAGCGCGGAAGATACCGCCGTTCTTTTGTTTGGTCATCACAGTTCTCCTCGGGATTCCAGTATGGCTTTGCCACGCTTCAGGGTGTTCTTCACTAGGCTTTTGCTTGGCTCAGCGCCAAAGCGCTCGGTGAGCATACGTTGAATCTTTCGCGGCGTCAGGCCGGACTCGGCCTTCGCTCTCGCCAGCAGCATAGCCTGATAGTCGTTGAACAAAGGGTTACCTCCCGGCTGGGTGGGGCGGCACCCTTTGAACTTATCCGACCCCTGAGCAAACCGGGTGATGGTTGCATACAGGGTGGGAGTGGACACCTTCAACCCCAACTCGTCGCGAGCGAACGCTTCAAGCGCGTCGCCGCGCTGGTTCTTTACAAAGTAGGCTTCCGTCAGTTTCGCGGCGTTCTCATTCGACACCTTGGGCGGGCGCCCCATGCGACGCCCCTCTTCCCTGACCTTCTTTCGGTAGCGGTAGTACTCCAGCTTCGCGGCTTCATAGGCGTCGAAGTCCACGTGATTGTCAGCGGTTGAGAAGTCGTTTAGCGTGGGTTTATCCATCGGGGTCTCCTTGCGACCTTGTTGGTAGGGAGGCCCGGTTGTTGGTAGCAGCCGGGCCTTCCGTGTATTTGGCCACAGGGAATTAAGAAAGTCAAGGGTGGCGCGGCGTCAGGCGGTGGGATACCGCAAATCAACCACTTACGAAAGATAAGCAGTGATTCGGCCAAGATAAGCAGAAGGCTGCTAAACTTCAAACCTAAGCAGAGTGAGGGTTTCAGGGCAGCCAGCTCTAAGTTTAGTTAGTTAATACATATAAGTAGTGTAATTGTATTCTTTATATGTACAAGGCTTTGTTAACTTAAACGGTGTCAAATTGGGTGTTAACCTGTTTTTCGTTTTAAGTTAAATAGCTTTTTCGTTTTTTGTCGGACATCATTTTTTCGCGACTTTAGTCGGTTTTTGGCGACTAAACTCTGAAAGCCGCGTGGCAGCTAGGTTTCAAAGGCGACACCGTCGCTAATCTGAGTTTTCTAACGTCTAATCTTTTGGATCGACACCCGATTTCGCGGCGGCTACGGGCAAAAAGAAGGTTTTCTTGCTCCTCTAAGGGGGGTATCAGGTGTGTCAGGCGGAATCTAAGACCGCTTCCGAACTCCATGCATATATACGTATGCGCGAGGCCCAGCGCCGCTCAGCCTGTGCGTGTGGCGTGTGGGACGGCGCGGCGGCTTCGCCGCTCAGCAGGGTCCGAAATGAGGCGGCGTCGCCCTGCAAATCGGGGTTTCGAGCCCGACCATGCCGAAGGCATGACGCCGCTAAGTCTTAGCAGCCCTCACGCGTGCGCGTGCGGCGCGGCGCGGTCTTCTGATGGGCGGCGAGGCTGGCAGCATCGGTCCCGCCAACCGCAGAGACGGCTTCTGCGGGGTACAAGTGCCATCAAGCACATAGCCGCTCCGGAGAACGGGGCGTAGCCAACGAAGTGATTTCGTGGGCCGGGTGCAAGGTGGGTTAGTCCATGCTCAGGTTGAACCCTGCGAAGCGAACATCCGGCCCTTGTTGCGGCTTGGATGCCCGAGCTCCCAGTAAGTGCCCATCACAGCGCTTACGTTTGCCCCCAGTCTATGGCTGGCAGCTGATGACGGAGCCCGGCAACTACCCTAGACGGATGTTCGCTGCGAATCGCACCGGTTGCCACGTAAAAATGAGCTTCGAATATGCGGAATTGATGATGCCCGCCTCACACCGAGGCGGGCGTTTATCCGAGTGCAGCTGCTAAGTCTTAGCAGTTGCGTTCCGGTAAGCGCCCTGCGGCGCACAATCACGGGCATTCTGCCCAATTTCAACAGCCAACATAGGAGATTCAACCATGGCTAAGTCGATCATCAATACCGCCCAGTTCATCGCCAACCTGCGCAAGTTTGCCAAGTCGAACGCGCTGTTCCTGATCACGGCCCGCGAGGCCGCCAAGTCCGGCCCCGCTAAGCCGCTGCGCAAGGATGGCACGCCTACGGTGGCCGCTCTTGAGCACGTCGACGGCTTCCGCGCTCTGCTCATGGAAAAGGGCGAAGGTTGCCCCCGCACGATCTGGGAGGAACTGGGCGCCGGTACGGACTCGTCCTACCGTGGCTATGTGACCCACATGGCGCAAGCCACCGTGGGCATCTGGGTGTCCGGCGATGACGCGGCGGACATGACGTTCAACGCGCTCTGCAAGGCCGGCAAGGCCGCACTGGGCAAGCCCAAGGCCGCTGATAAGGAAAACCCGCTGGATGCGTACGTTGAAGCCGCCGCTAAGCTGGTCGCCGCTGCGCACCGTAGCGAGGCCGCCGCTTGGGCACCTGAGGCGCTGGCTCACTTGCAGGCATTCGTGGCCGAATTCACGAAGGACGAAGGGTAAGCCCACACCCCCAGCCGCCCCGCACGGGGCGGCATGGGTAAAGGTTGCTAAGACTTAGCAGCTTTTACCCATGCCAGAGCAAGATATGTGCATGACATCACCCACTACATAGGAGCAAGTGCATGAACCCACAGAAACGCGCCGACACCGGCCATCAGGTGAATTCCTGCCTTGGCGGCTCCATCGCTGCCATCGAGGAGACAAGGAAGCCATGGATGTCCTCGCGCCAACGTGCCAGAGCGGGCAAGGCGAAGGTCAACCGCTGGCACAAGGACAGGGGCGCGTGGCGCCGCGAGGCCGCCGCACCCAGTAAGTGCGTGGATATCACGCACCTGTACAAGTGAACCGCTGCTAAGACTTAGCAGCCCACAAGGCGCGGAAGCCGTTTACATTTTACGAGGAGAACACCCCATGAAGCTGCTGCTAAGACTTAGCAACTGGTTACAAGGCAGGGGAAAACCTGCCCGTTACACCCCCGCCCACCGCACCCCCGCCTTCCCCAAGGCGGGCAACCGCTACCGCTAGGAGGTACGCATGGATACGAACACGTTGGCTTTGTACGAAGTCACCTTCGAACAGGGAGACCAGCGCATCATCGTTGATGCCCTAGCGCAGAACGTTGATTACGCCATAGCCCGCGCCCGAGAGACCTGCCAAGAGCAGGTCGAAAAATCGCGCGGCTCCAACAATGCGGAGTGGAAGAAAAACGCCCGCACCGCGCACGTTTGCGCGGTCATGCCTGACCGTGTGCGCGTCCGGCGATGGGAGATGCGGCGGCAGGGAACGTCGCGTGCCTTCCCGCGCCACACCTACAAGTGGGTCAGGGTTATCTGACCTGCTAAGTCTTAGCAACTTATAGGAGGTAAACATGAGCAAAACTGAGCAAGCCTTGCGCACCGTGCGCAAGGCCGCACCGGGCGACACCGTCGCCGACGGTGCGTTCAAGACGTACACCGTTCTCGCGGATGACTGGGACTATCACAAGGTCGACGGTCGCCACGTGGTGTGCCACGAGACCGGACGCATCCTGCACGTGAGCCAGCTCACGTATCCGGTGTATCCGGTTGCGAAAGTTACGACCTGCTAAGTCTTAGCAGGAGACACCCCCCGCCCTAGGGCATGGTGCCCTAGGGCATGACATAGGAGTACGACATGAACGTGAACATTGACCTGATCCGCAACTACCTTGGCGCGGACGAGACCATCGACCTGCCTGATCCGAAGGATGTGCAGGCAGCCATCAAACAGGCGAATGAAGATACGGCTGCAATCAAGCAGGCGCTGGCGCTCCTCGCCGACAAGGCGGAGGCAGACCGCGAGCTACAAGAGGCCCAGCGGGTGCTCGCCGAGGCCACCACCGACCCGCGCGAACAGGAGCTACACCAGCTCACGGCGAACCCGCCGGGGTTCTTCTCCAGCAAGCGGAAAATCCGCGAGTGGGAGCAGCGCGTGGCCGCACTGGGCGGACGCGCGTAACTGCTAAGACTTAGCAGCTCATCAACACCAACACCAACATCAACATCAACATCAACATCAACACTGCCAACAAGGAGGCAAGCATGCTTGAGCACACATTTACCGGTGCACGCACAAAGCGCGACAAGCTGGAGTCGTGGGTAGGCCCGAAGTACGACACCGCCGCCGCCGCTGAGCGCGGAATGATTAAGTCCATCGAAAACGAGACCATCCCGTGGCGTAGCCACTCCGGCACCCCCGTCGGTGCGTTCATCAACGAGCGGTGCGAGTGCGAGACCAGCGAGAGCGGGCACCTGACGAAGGTGTCGTTTTTCGACGAGGTCTCGACGTGGTACGTCTGGAAACTGGTGTTGCTCGTGCCCGCCGACCCCACCTGCCCCGAGTGCGGTAGCGATAGCTGGGAGCGGGAAGAAACAGTCTCGCAAACCCGTAGCGCGGGTGGCACCGTGACCGTGCACAGTCTGGACGGCGTAGTGATCTGCGCAGACTGCCGGGCAGAGCCGGACGAGCGCGACCTGCAAACCCTGAACGACTACTTCGACAACATGTAAGGCTGGCGTACCGCTAAGCCTTAGCAATCGCCGCCGACACGGCGGCAAGGAGATACGCATGACACAACACAAGCAATGGATCACGCTGGCCGTGACCGAGAGCGAGGCAGACGCCCTCGCATGGATGCTGGAGCGGGTACCGCACCAGTTTGAAGGAGCGATCGGCCCCACCACCGTGAGCCTGATCGAGCGCCTCAAGCACGAGTGCGAGGTCGCCAAGCGGTCGCTGGAAAAGCGGAGGCTCTCGTGACTGACAGAGCTGTAACCGATTGGCACGCGCTCCTTGCCATCATGTTGGCAGCGGGGCTCTTCGTCGCCGGCATGTTGCTAAGCCACTGGCTGTGGCTGCAACACCACGGTGACGGCAAGTGCCACCCCGTACCCGTCATAAGCGACGACGTTATGACTGAAATCATCATCAACATGGAGAACTAAACAATGGATAAACAAGCGGTATTTGAAAAGGTGGCCGCCCACCTGCTGACGCAAAACAAAAAGGCGGAAGTGCGCGACCCGTACATGAACTCCACCCGCTGCATGTACCGGGGGTACCACGGTAGCAAGTGCGCTGTCGGAGCGTTGATCCCGGACAGCAAGTATACGCAGGACATGGAGAACGCTGTGGCGCAGGCGATAGCCGATCATGTGCGCAGAGGAGAGGAACCATCCGAAGTACAACGCCCCTTGTACGAGGTGCTGAGGCACGAGGTCGGCGCGAAAACTACGGAGGACTGGCTGCTGCTGGCCGATCTGCAAAGTACGCACGATAACCATAACCCAAACGAATGGCCCGCGCGTCTTAACAAAGTGGCTGAATCATGGGAGCTTACAGCCCTTACCTGATCGTACATTACACAAGACTTGATACCCCACCTGATATGTGGTATAGTGGGGTTTCTTTACCCGCACGTCGGCAACGACGAGCACAACCGAGACAGGCTGCTAAGACTTAGCAGCCACCGACTAGGAGATCGACATGAACAAGGAAATGCATGTAGTACACGGCGTTGCGGCGCTGAAGCTGGCGCTTGGCGTTGACCGCGCCGCCGGTAACACAACGGTGGTCGAAGGCATTCCCGGTTTGGGCAAAACCGAGATCGCCGAAGCCATCACCGAAGACGGGGCGTACACCGCCGCCATGCAGGACGGGTTCGACCCCGACCTGCTCCACCCTGACGGGCCGCAGACGCACACGGTGCGCATCGGGCTGTACGAGGACTATGATTTCCCCGGCCCCCTTTACGTTGACCGTAGCGACCAGCTCCAGTCACACCTGCACCCCACGCTGAGCGGCTTGCGCTACGGTGACACCCTCGTGATCGATGAGATCAAGCTCAAGGGTGCCAACAAGGTGGCGATGATGCTCATGGAAGGGCGCCGCCCCCGTGTTGGGCATTGGACTGGGCCGGAGCACGTGTTCCGCATCGGCCTCGCCAACGGTGTCGAAGACGGTGCGCTGGAGTGCATCGACAATGCGGTCACCGGCAACAGGCACGGCCACATCAGGTGGACTGGCCCGACTGCGCAGGAGCGCATCGAGTGGGGGCTGGAGCAGCGGGAGAATCCTATCGTCATCGCCGCCATGAAAATGGAAGGTGACGGCCTGATCAAGGACTATGATCCGACCCGCATGCGGAACAGCACCCCTCGCTCCCTGCATGCCGCCAGCCGCGCGATGAATGCGCTGGAGCGGTACTGCGAGGCTACAGCTACCGAGATCACCCACGGCATGCGAGTGCAGACCCTTGCCCGTCACATTCATGACGCCGCTGCGCTCAAGATCGCCGCCGTGTTTGCCCTGCGCGACAAGCTGGTACCTTTCTCTGCCATCCTGTCGTCACCAAGCGAGGCGCCGATCCCCAACGACCCCGCCAGCATGATGATGCTGTGCTCCAACGTCGGCAACCGCACGGCGCCGGACAACTTCGACACTGTCATGCGCTACGTTGAGAGGCTCCCGCTTGAGACGCAGGGGGCGGTCGTTGATCCAGTGCTCAAGCGCCACCCCGAGCTGTTCGCCACCAGCGTGGCGCAGCAGTACCACACCCGCACCAACGAACTGCGCCGGTCTGACTGACCTGCTAAGTCTTAGCAACCCAACCCAACCGAGAGGAATGAGACATGAGTAACCGAGACGACGTACTTGAAATGATCCGCACCGGCGAGATCAGCGACGCTGACATCCGCGAAGCCATTGGCGGCGGCACCCGTGTGCAGAAGATCGCCGACGGCTGTGTGCTGGCCCGCATCGTGGCCACCCGTGCACCGACCACCGTTGCCAACAAGGCGGAGAGGAACGCACTTGCCTCCCGCCACAACGCCAACGAGCAGTGGGCGACGGTGAAAAATAAGCTGTTCGCCAACGGCGCCGTGACGCCGGTGTCCGCACCGATGCATGCCGCCCGTGAGCTGCTCACTGTGGGCAAGGCCGAGAATGCCGGCGGTCACGCCGCCAACGAGAGCAACGCCAACTTCGGACTGTCGAAGTGGGATGGCACGTGGACAGTGGTGCTACGCCGCCGCCTCGCTGCGCTGGAGATGGCGGTGGATCGATGCCGCACCGCACAGCAGGAGGGCAAGGAGGCGCTGGAGAAAGCGTGGGGTGAGCTGCGCCGTGACACCGAGCTGGAGCTGAACACCATGTTCGACCCTGAACTGTGGCCAGACTTCGAAGAGTGGTCGAACCGCTGGTCGATCGAGCTGGAGTACATCGAGTTCCCGGCCACCGACATCCGCATCAACATGGATGACGTGGCCCGCAACGACATCGCTGCGCAAGCCAAGGCGAACACGCTCAAGTGGGTGCAGGACCACCTGCTCAAGGGCTGGGAGAACTTCAGCGTTGTGTTCACCAACACGCTCACGTTCACTGCCGCCATGCTGGCAAGCGATGCTGAGACGGTGCAGAAGATGAACAACACCACGGGCAAGCGCAAGTCCCAGCGCAAGGTGCCGCTGAACCCCAAGCTGATCGACAACCTACGAGCGCAGGCTGAGCAGGCGCAAGCTATCGGCGAGGTCACCGGCGACAGTGCGCTGACCCGCAACGCCACCGAGGCACTCGCCATCACCAACGGTGTGGACATCGACACGCTCAAGAAGAATGAGCAGCTCCGCGATTCGCTGGCGAAGAACATCGGCCAGCTTGCCACCCGCATGGAGGCCGGGCAGAACGTATCCCGTAGCGGCGCAGCCGAGGCCCGCAAGGAGTTGGAGAGCCAGCTTGGCAACGGCGCCGACGAACTGCTTTCCTTTGCCTGATTGCTAAACCTTAGCAGCAGGTTGTCAACGAACATGCCGCCTCACACCGAGGCGGCAGCAACTAGGAGATCGACATGAACAACGAACCTGAAGTCAGCAACTTTCAACGTGCGGTGTACCGCATGCAAACGGAAGTGCGCTTCGTCACCATCGCCATGTACCTGATGCAAATGCAGATCGTGGCACGCGAGTCGGTGCGCACCGCTGCTACCGACTGCGTCCGCAAGATTTGGTACGCCCCGAGTTACTTCGCGGCTGCCAGCGTCGAGCTGTGCATGTCAGCTCTGGTGCATGAGGTTTACCACAAGTTCCTTAACTTCTTCCCCCGCTTCGAACGGTGGGCGAAGCTGCACCCCGACGTGCCTCGCAAAGAACTGCTGGACGTTTTCAACCGAGCGCAGGACTACTTCATCAACTGGATCATCAAGCACGAGTGGGGCTTGCCGCTCATGGATGGCTGGCTGTACGACCCCCGGTGCAACCCGATGAGTCACACCACCGAGTCCATCGCCAACGAGCTGCTTAAAAACCCCTCCGCCTTTCAGCCGCCGAGTAACCCCGGCGCCGGTGCGCCCGAAGACAGCGAGCAGACCAGCGCAGGTGACGACAGTGCCGGCGCAGGCTCACCCCCTGCCGACGAGCCGGACACGAGCGACGACCCTGCCGACAAGCAGGCGACGAACGACGACGGTAACACCGACGACGACGACGCAGGCGGGGCAGGCGGAGCAGGTGACGACGAGGGCGACGCCCCCGATGACGCCCAAGCTGGCGCCGGTGACGACATCATGCTGCCGGACGAGTACGCCGGCGACATCGACAACGTGCCCAGCGAGCAGGAGATTCAGGAGATGGAGCTGGACAACGCCGCCAAGTCGCACAACGCTGAGCGCATGACACAGCCGATGCGTGGCATCAGCGAGGGGCGTGGCGAGCCTGACCCGTTCATCCGCGAGATCGAACGCTCGCAGTATCGAGCCACCTTCGGCTGGCGGCAGCAGCTCAGCCGCTACGCTGAGTCCAACGGCCCGACCAGCTTCAGCTACTCCCGTAGGTCACGTCGCAGCGTGGCTCGTAACCAACCGATCCGACCCGGCAAGGTTGGCAAGGAGTTGGGAAAGATTGTGTTCGTTATCGACTCGTCGGGAAGCACGAGCGGACAGGCTATCAGCTACGCTCTCGCCGAGCTTCAGCACGCACTCGACAGCGTCCAGTTCGACGAGGCTGTAGTGATCTGGTGTTCCGATGACATCCCCCCCGAGGGTGTGTTCAGCTACAAGCCCGGCGACACGATCGACACTCGCCGCCGCAAGTGCGGAGGTGGCACCCACTTCATGCCCGCCTTCGAACGCATCGCCAAGGAGCACAGCGACTGTGCCGTGATCAGCTACCTGACTGACGGCGGCGTGTCCGATTACGAGGTGCGAGAGGTCAACGATTTTTGGCGCACCCGCCTTGGCATGAAGCCCCTGCTGTGGGGGCTCGTTAACAACGGGTGGGGGTGCACCGACAAGTTCATCGTCAAAGCCAACCGCATGGGACTGGGCAAGACCTGCGTCCTGCCGATGGAGAAGATGTAGAAAGGGGGGCGCATTTTCCTATCGGCGGTGCGGCCCGCCGATACCGCAAAGCGTAGGGCGCCCCCGCCTGATGATCAGGTTCATGTACCTACGTGGATGCAGCCGCAACCAAGCCTCCCCACCATGCCCCGGTTCGCCGGGGTGGGGAGGCTGCCTTTCACAACCGAGACTGCTAAGACCTAGCAAGGAGACAACGACATGAGCAACACAACCGCATCGCTGTATCTCGCAGCGGAGAGAAACCTGAAGAACGAACACGGCACGATCCAGTACTTGCTGACCGACATCGCCCAGCAAGCCGGTAACCCCGAAGCGCAGACGGACTGGCGCCTCTTTGTTACCGACCTGCTGGTAGCAAGCATCAAGCTTCGCACCATGGTGGAAAACTTTATCGGCTCCGAGGTGCGGGTGTACATCGTGGCCAGCAACGCCATCACCCTGAACCGGTGCGATGACCTGAGTGACGAGCGCGTGACTACGCTGCTGGACGAGATCGTTCTTGAAGCGCAACAACTCAAGACCGCCCTACGCCAGCACTACGAGGCGCTGGTTCCCAACACCGCCAACAAGGAGGCAACCTGATGTACCCGAAGAAAACGACTGAGAAAGCGAACGGAAATTGTTTCGTGGTGGCGGCAAGCATCGCCGGCGCTTTCGCCGACCGCCTGTTCCTGATGAGTGAACCCGGTGTGTCCGAAGGCATCGCCCTCATTGACGACGAGTTGGTGGCGAAGTACGACGCTGACATCAAGTCGGTGAGGTGTGTCCACGGCAGCGTGACCCGGCCCCTAGACGGACGCCGCCACACCCATGCGTGGGTGGAGATCGATCTTGGCGAGAAGATGAATCACCTGACTGTCATGGTGGACTACTCCAACGGTCAGGCGGTGAACATTCCCCGCCAGTACTACTACGAGCTGGGCGAGATCGACCACGACGAAGTGCGTCGGTACACCCCAGAAGAAACCCTTAAGCAAATGGTTCGCAGTGAACACTGGGGGCCATGGGATGACATTTTTGAGGAGGCAGCATGAGCAACCTATACGTAGTCGGATTGGACGGGCCCAACATGGGCCGATACCTGAAGGTGGGCATGACCAGCCGTAGCGTTTACAAACGCATCGGAGACTGGGACACCGGCTCACCGTTCAAACACACCGTGCTGTTCGACATGCAGGTGTTCGACCCGCACTTGCTGTGCAAACTGGAGCGGCGCGTGCACTACACCCTGCGCGACAAGCGAGTACGACTGGAGTGGTTCCATTCCGACCCTGCCACCGTGCTGTCAGCGATCTGGGATTCATGCGTTGACATCGGTGTCGACCCGGTGGCAGGGATCAAACTCCATCATGCCGAGGAGGAATGGAAGGAAGTCTGGACTAACTGGCAAGCGAAGGCGGTAAAAGCCGCTTGATATTTAACTTTACACCCTGTATTATACAGGCACCGAGACTACAGGAGACTGAACAATGGCTATTAATTCCCCAGATGTTGATCTTGCATCTGTCACGATCAGTGAGTTGGATGTAGCCCTGCTTGCTAAGCAGGTTAACGCCCTCACCCAAGTGCTGAGAGACCCGCAGGCTTTGGCCCCGTCCCATCGCCCCCCGTTGTTAGGGATCAAGAAGCTGCTGGAGCACATGCTCAAGGTCGCCCACGACGAAAACCCGAGAGCGGGCCGGACAATCACCGGACGAAAAAAGTACCAGTCAGCCACGCCGCTACGTATTAACCAAGTCCGCGACCTGTTGATGATAGGCGTTAACGGAGTCAGCGCGGCGGATCGTACCGGCCTGAGCAAGAGCACCGCATCGCGAATACGCTCACACGAAGCGCCGTACTGCAACGTCCCGTACAAGCGGACGGAGTTTATTGGCGACGTGGTGGTAAGCGACGCCGCGAAAGCGGAGTGGCCGTGGTTCCCTGACCACTACAAACCTGAATCTGAATCCGAGTAAAGGGGACGACTATGTACCTGAAAAATTTAACTGTGCGGTTTGACCGTAGCGCTTGCGCCAAAGACTGCTTTTTCGACGACGTAGAGATTGAGTGGCAGCCTGCGTCTGACGAGGTTTGCGACAGTCTTGTCCTTACGCAAGGGGGGCAACGCGTCGTTATCCCCACGGCTGAGGTAGACGAGTTTATAAGCTACCTGAAGGAGGTACGCGACCGATGAAACGCCTATCAATTTTCCTTGTCGCCGTGTTGGTTGCCGCTACCGCACTGGCGTCCACATTCGCCAGCGGGTGGGAAGACGGGTGGGACCGAGGCTGGTGCACCGGTGCTGGTCGAGACCCTGACTTTTGCGTCGCCCCGTTCCCGCCGCTGGCTCCGCTGCCCCGCTTGGGGGAAGACAGCTACCACGATGGTTACGACAGAGGCTTCAAGGCCGGCTACAAAAGAGGAAGTAAGTCATGAGCGAAGAAGAGGTTCTTATCCGGTTGATGGATTACCTAACCGCAAACGACAAGTCGGGGGTGCTTGACCCCAACGGACACTACGCTTTTAGCGTGGTTGCTTTTGTCCGGCCAGACAAGCCTGAAGACTGGGTAGACTGCAAGACCCCTGCCGACAAGAAGGCAACGGTGGCGAGTGCTGCCTTCACGTTGGGAACGGGCTCAACTGAGCACCCGCCTGTCGAGCAAGTCTGCGCGAACGTACTGCACCACTTCAACGAGGCGCGGTTAGAAGACTTGATTGTCGAAACGCAGTCCGCCATTCGCCGCCGCGAGGAGACGCTTCAATGAGCGACATGCAGATGTTCCATCCCGACAAGGTGATAACGGTGGACTTCGAAACTTTCTTCTCCAAGAAGGAGAAGGTGGGTTTCAGCCACCAGAACACCGAGGAGTACATACGGCACCCGCGCTGGCTGACGCACGGGGTTGGTGTGAAGAAAGGGTTCAACCAGACGAGGTGGATTTACGGAGCCAAGAACGTGAAAGCGTTCTTCGACAAGGTGGACTTCTCCGGTCATGTCATGCTGGCGCACAACGCCAAGTTCGACGGGCTGGTGCTGTCGCACCACTACAACACAAGACCGATGGGCTGGGTCTGCACCCGCTCCCTTGCCTACATGTTGTACGGGAACAGCTTGCGTTCCGCTTCGCTGAAAGCGTTGACCGAGCTGCTGCTGCCGGGCGAGATCAAAGACCAAACGGCCCTGTTTAGTGTTGAGGGCAAGCGTAGGCTGTCCAAAGAGGAGGCGCACGAGCTGGGCGTGTACTGCATCGGCGACTGCGACAAGACGCATATGCTCTACAACATCTTCTACACGAGCATGCAACGGAGGGCTGCGGCATGAACAGTCTGGATTTCAACCTGAGAACCGTGGACATCGTGACCCGCATGTTCACCGACCCCGTGCTGGAGCTGGACCCCAACCCGCTAGGTGAGCTGATCGCCATCGAAGAGAGCGAGAAGCAAGCAGCCATTGAGAGCTGCGTCGCTGCCAACAAGAAGGCGCTGAACAGCAACGCGCAACTTGCCACCCTGCTGAAAGGGCTGGGTGTGGAGCCACCGACGAAGGTGTCTCCTACCACGGGCAAGGAGACGTACGCTTTCAGCAAGACCGACCGGGATTTCGTGGCGCTGCAAGAACACGAGAACGAGGAGGTAGCCAAGCTGGTTGCCGCCCGGTTGCGAGTGAAGTCCAGCATCAACGAAACGAGGGCGCAGTCTTATCTGGACGTGGCCAACCGAGGCACGTGGCCCGTCGATCTCAACCTGTCGGGAGCGAAGACTACCCACCGGTTGAGCGGCGGGATGGGTGGCGGCGGCAACCCGCAGAATCTGGGGCGCAAGTCGCCGCTGAGGAAGGCGGTGATCGCACCGGATAACTTCTGGATGTTCGCCGTGGACAGCAGCAACATCGAACTGCGCATCGCCATGTGCATCGCCGGGGAGTGGGAGGTGGTCGAGCGCATGCACGACCCTGACTTCGACCTATACCGGTTGTTCGCTGCCCACCTGTACGGAAAGACCGAGGACGAGGTCACGGAATCTGAGCGACTGATAGGCAAGATTGCCATGCTCTCGCTCCAGTACGGCACCGGCTGGCAGGGGTTCATGAACGCATCGTTTAACTGGGGCGTGGAGATCGAAGCGGAGGAAGCCATGCGGATCGTGGCGCTCTACCGTAGCACCTTCCCCAAGATCGTTCGGGTCTGGAAGCAGATCGACTACATCTTGAACAAGCTGAGGCGTGGCGAAGCCGAGGGCTGGTGGATGGACGAGATCGTCTATGCCAACCCGTCGGTAGAGAAGGGCGTCGCGGGCTTCACGATGCCAAGGACGGGGCTGTCCATCACCTACCCCGAGCTACGGCGACAGGACGGTGAGCTGAGCTACACCCGCTGGGCTGGTGGCCGAGGCTCCGCGAAGGAGGACGTGCGTATCTGGGGCGCCAAGGCATTTGAGAATATCTGCCAAGCGGTCGCCCGCAACGTGGTGTTTGAACAACAGGTGGAGCTGGACACGGCGCTGACCGCTGAGTTCGACCCGGCGTGTCGCACGGTCATGTCCATCCACGATGAGAGCGTCTGCGTGGTGCCCGACCACGTGGACAAACAGCCGGTGTTGGATCGGGCAGAAGAAATCTTCGGTAGGTCGCCGGAGTGGTGGCCGGACTTGCCGGTCTTTGGGGAGGCACACGCAGGAGAGAGTTATGCCGACTGCAAATGATTTACCGCCCGAGCTGGCGGAACAACTGGTGGGTCGAACGGAGCACAACACGCACGACCTGACGATGGCATACATGAACGAGCGTGGCCCAGCCACGATCGACGAGCTTCTGGTCTACCTGTATCGCGTGACCGGCAAGGTAACGAGTCGGGACTACATGTATCAGGTGCTGAAACGACTACGAGATCGCAACCTGATCGCTCGCATCGAGTTGGAAAGCGAGGTGGTCGTTCGCCACATGTTGACAATCGAGGGCGACCGGCACGTGCGGGACAAGGACATCATCTTTGTCCCTACCCAGCCGAGCCGCCCTGACTTTGGAGATGAAGAGTGAGTAACCAACCTGTAATTGCATGGAGCCACAGCCGTAACACTACGTTCCTTCAGTGCCCGAAGAAGTTCTTCCACCTGAACGTGGCGAAGGACGTGCCGTTCGAAGAGAGCGAGGCCATGCGCTGGGGCAAGCAAGTGCACAAAGCGCTGGAGCGTAGGCTGGGCGTCGGCGCCGAGCTGCCGTCAAACATGACGCAGTACGAGAAGGCAGCCGTCATGGCCAGCAAGGTGGCCGACCGGATGGCCGGCGACATTCTCTGCGAACAGCAGCTGGCCGTGGATCAGAAGCTTAAGCCGTGCAATTGGTTTGGCGCACAGACATGGGGCCGCTGCATCCTCGACCTGCTCATCATCAACGAGGAGACAGGGAACGCTGTCGCTTGGGACTGGAAGACAGGCAAGAAGAAGGACGACGACCGGCAGCTTGCGATACAAGCCGCCTTCGTCTTCCGGCACTACCCCACGATCAAGACCGTGAAGTCTGGGTTCGTGTGGCTTAAAGAGGGGTGCGACATAAGCTCTGTCACATTCTCACGAGATCGTGAGAAACACATCTGGCGTCAGATTCTGCCCGTGGTTCGGGACTTGACCGACGCCGTCAACATCGGGGACTGGCCCGCACGACCTAGCGGTCTGTGTGGGTGGTGCCCGGTGAGGGACTGCAAACATTGGAGACAACGATGAGACGAGGAATATCGAACGACCATGTGCTCGACCTGAAGCTGGACTTCCGCTTCGTGAACCGGGGTGGCGAGTACGTCTACGAGGTGTGGAACCACGATCAGACGCTTATGTTTGGTACCGCGAAGATCAGGATGGAAGAGCTGAAAGTGACGAGCTTTAGTATCGACACGAGCAACGGCGAACCGCTACCTCCGCCCCCTGCCGACGAGTCGGCACCGGAACAACTAGAGCTTGATCTGCAAGGAGGTGGCCGATGAGCAAGATCGTACTTAAAGAAGGGCAAACGTTTGCCAACGAGGCTGCGTTCAGCCGGTGGGTTCAGAAGCAGGTGAAGAAGCACTACCCCAACACGTTGGTATCGAATATTACCAACACGGGACGGGGGACTAACGGTGTGCATGACCTGATCCTGTGCCATTACGGACTGTACCTGAGCGCTGAGTTAAAGATGCTGGGCAACAAACTCACGGCGCTGCAAGACCTGTTCGCCGACAAGGTGACAAAGGCGGGCGGCCTCGCTATCGCTCCGCTGTACCCTGAGCCGAAGTCTATTGAAGGCTTCGACTTCTTTCTTGGCGAGATCGAGCGGGGTTTCGAACGGCGCAAGGTCATGCAGTCTTTGACGCAGGAAGAGGCCGAGGATGTGGTGCGCAGGGCGAAGGAAGAGATCGCCAAGGAGGTCGACGATGAGTGAAGATAAATGGACAATCGAAAGAGTCGACGGCAGCCCTGTGCTTTATAGATGGGGAGAGCTTAGCCACCCGCCAACAAACGACACTGTTTGGTTCCATGATGAAATGCAGGAAGCTCGGGAGAAGGCCAAGCAGCTACAAGCCAAGGTCAAACGTCTGGAGGCCGAATCCCGACGCATCAACCAGCTTCGCAAAGATGAACGCGAAGCGAAAGTGATGGCGCAGCGCGGCGTTAATAAGCTACAAGCCAAGGCCGAGCGGCTGGAGGCCGAACAAGACTGGTGGCACGAACGGGCTTGGGAGATTGACTCCGAGTATGAGTTCCACAATGGTAGCTCCGTCCTTCACAGAGAAAGTTGGGAGGCTAAGCAAGCCGCAATTCGGGAGGCCGACGATGAGTGACGTTCTGCTGCATCCGGAGAGACCGGTCATGCTCTTTCCCAACGTGGAGGACACGGAGCGGTTCCTCACCACCGTGAAGCCAAGCAAGGTGGTGGAGAAGAAAGGCCGTCTGATGCTGGCGGCGCCGCATCGTAGTGACACCGTCGCCGCTGCCCGCAAGATGGGCCTTGCGGTGCCGAGCAGTATCGAGACCCGGTACAACTGGCCGGGCAAGTTCGAACCGTTTGATCACCAACTGGTGACCGCTGAGTTTTTCACCCAACACACCCGTAGCTTGTGCCTGAACGACATGGGCACCGGCAAGACAGCAGCAGCGCTGTGGGCTGCGGACTGGCTGATGCGGGAGAAGCTCGTGCAGCGGGCGTTGATCGTCTGCCCCCTATCTACGATCCGTGTGACGTGGGAGCGGGAGATGTTCAACGTCACGCCCGCCCGCACCTGCTCCGTGCTGCACGGTGCTCGCAACAAGCGGAAGGAGATGGCGTCCGAGGAGATGCCGGACTTCTTCCTGATCAACCACGACGGACTGCACATCGTTGCCGACGAGCTGATAGCGAGGGGCGACATCGACCTGATCATTTACGACGAGGCGACAGCGGTCAAAGCCCCGAAGTCCCGTAGGTTCAAGACCCTGCGAGACATGGTCAACAAGACCCGCCCACGCCTGTGGCTGATGACAGGTACGCCCACGCCCAACACACCGTCCGACTGCTGGACGCTGGGCCGACTGGTCAACCCGTTCAACGCCGAGACCAACCCGCAGGGCATGCCCCTGTCGTTCGTTCGGTTCCGTGACAGCGTCGAGAAGAAGGTTACCCAGTTCAAATGGGCGCCGAGGACCAACGCGCAGAGCGTGGTACGCGCCCGCCTACAGCCCGCCGTGCGGTTCAAGAAGGACGACTGCGTGTCGCTCCCACCCGTGACGTATGTTGACCGGGAGGCGTCGCTCAGCGGCGACCAGAGCCGGGCGTACGTGGACATGGAGAAGATGCTCAGAGCCGAGGCAGTGGACGAGGCTGGCCACGGGGTGGAAGTGACGGCGATAAACGCCGCCGTGAAGATGAGCAAACTGCTTCAGATTTGTAGCGGCGCCGTGTACGGCGAGTTCGGCAAGCATGCGAAGGTCTCGATGCCCAACCGGCTGGCCGTGCTGAAGGAGGCGATTGAGGGCAGCGACCGCAAGGTGATCGTGTTTGCCTCGTTCCGCCACGCCCTGAACCGGGTGCAGGAGTTCCTCACCAAGGAGGGGATAACCAACGCCGTCATTCACGGCGGCGTGACAGGGAAGGCGCGTGACTCCGTGCTCACCGCCTACATGGACAAGCCGCACCCGAAGGTGCTCATTGCCCACCCGAAGACAGCGAGTCACGGGCTAAACCTCACGGTGGCTGACACCATTGTCTGGTTCAACCCGATCTTTTCAACCGAGCAATACCTGCAAGCCAACGAGCGCATGGCGCGACCGGGGCAGCAGCACAAGATGACGATCGTCCACATTGGGGCGGCGCCATTGGAGTGGAAAGCGTACCGCCGACTGCGCGACCGAGAGGCGCAACAAGCGGGCATTTTGAAACTGTACGAAGAAACCATCGGAGCAAGCAAATGACAGAACGGAAGGAAAGCAGTAACCTTGAACGTCTGCTCACCGCATACGTTCGTATGCGTGACAAACGTAGCCAGATCAAGCGCGAGTTTGACGAGGCCGACGGGGCGCTAAGGAAGAAAATGGGCCTCGTCGAAGGCGAGCTGTTGAAGATGCTAAACAAGGCGGGGTCAGACTCGCTGAAGGTTGCGGGTGTAGGTCAAGCCTACCTCGCCAAGAAGGTGACCGTGAGAGCCACCGACTGGGATGCCCTCTGGAAGCACATCTTCGAAACGCAGAACATCGACCTGCTGCAAAAGCGGGTCGGAAGTAGAGCCGTGCAGGAGTTCTACGATACGGAAGGCGAGCTGCCACCGGGCGTGGACATGAACACGGAACGAGTTGTTAACGTACGCCGAGACTAAGAGAGTAGTAGACTATGAATGATCTGATTAAGAGCAACGGGAACCTCCCGGCCCACGCCCAAGCCACGGGCAAATCCAACCTCGCGTCCGACATGGGTGGGTCGGGCGCACCTCGCCTTGGGTTCAAAGGCAGCCGTTTCCGTATCAACATGGGCGGCGACGAGCGGGTACTGGGCGGCACCGAGCTGAAGGTGGTGATCCTTGAAGCCAACCCGCACGTGTCCCGTGTTTTTTACGGCACGGCCTACGATCCCGAGAGCAGCTCCCGGCCCGAGTGCGCCAGCGCCGACGGCGTGACGCCGCTGGCGTCCATCGCCGAGCCGCAGTCCAAGGCGTGTAACGTCTGCCCCATGAACGAGAAGGGCAGCGCCGTTACCGACACCGGCGGCAAGACCCGAGCCTGTTCTTTCTACAAGCGCACTGTGCTGCTGCTAGTGGATCAGCCTGAGCTGGGCCCGCTGGTCGCCGACATGAAGGCTATGAGTATGTTCGGCAAAAGCTACCCCGACAAGGGGCTGTTCTCCCTACGAGACTATGCCCAACGTCTCGACCAGAACAAAGTCATGCCTTACGCCGTGGTGACAACGTTGGAGTTTGATGTCAACGAGTCGGTACCGAAGGTGCTGTTCCGCGCCACGGACTACACCTCCGCCGAGTTCCACGAGGAGCACGTGATGCCTCTGCTGGAGAGCGGGGAGCTGGAGACGCTGGTCAGCACCGACGATGTCACGACCGCCGGCGCCGAGGAAGAAGCCCCTGCCAACGACGGTTTCCGCGACAAGCTCCTGTCCAAGCCTGACCCGAAGGACGAGGAAGAAGAGGACGAGCCGGAGGCCGAAGCAGAGCAGGAAGAGGAGGAAGCTCCGAAGCCGAAGGCGAAGGCGACCAAGAAGAAGGCGACCAAGAAGAAGGCGACCAAGAAGAAGGCCGCCAAGAAGCCTGAGCCTGAAGACGAAGATGCGGACGACGATGACGCCGATGACGCCGATGACGCCGCTGAATTCGACGACGATCTGGAGAACGCCTTGGCCGAGTTCGACTTCGACTGAGCCATAAAAAGCGAACGGCGCCGCTGACTAGGCGGCGCCGTTCTTCCGAGACATGGCCCAACCGGAGAGGAAGGAGACATGAGAAAATGAGCGATGTAGCTCAGTTCCTGCAAGCGATTGTACCCGACGATGAACTTTTGTGCATAGCCCACGTTCGCAACGTTCCGGCCAAAGGCCGAGTGAAAGCTCCGTGGACGCAGAAGTTCTTTACCCCCCAACAGGCAGCGAACGGCGTACTGGCCGAGCACCTTGCCGAGCTAAACAAGCACAAGGACACGGACGTATACACGGGGGTGGCGTCGTACACCAGCCGCAAACGCGAGCGCAAGAACGTCAGCCGCATCCAGTGCGTGCTGCTCGACGTAGACCTGAAGGGCGACCGGCCTCACTACACCAACAAAAGGGACGCCGTGCTTGGCGTCCTGAAGCTATACAAGGAAGTCCGCTGCCTACCCAAACCGTGGATCATTGACTCCGGCCACGGCATCCATGCCTACTTTGTGTTCGACAGACCCGTCACGGTCAACGAGTGGCAGCCGGTGGCAAACACGTTTTCCAAGGTGGCCGAGGCTGTAGACCCCCGGCTCCTTGCCGACCCGAAACCAACGAAGGACGCCGCACGAGTGATGCGGCTGCCTCAGACATGGAACGCGAAGCACGAGAGCCGACAGTACTGCTCCGTTAAGGGCGCCGGCAAACCCGTGTCGTTTGATGACCTCCGCACCGGGTTGGCAGCGGAGGCCAAGACTCGCAACGTGTGGGTAAAGGACAACGCCGTCCTCGACGGCCCCCTGATCAGCGGCAGTGCGCCGCCGGTTCACGCTGCCGGCGCTGCCAAGAGTCTGGCCGGGGGATTCGATAAGAAGAGCGAGTTCAAAGACTTGCCGCTAAGACCCATCATCAGCGGGTGCGGGCAGATGCGGCGCATCTCCAGCAAGTTCGGCGACGTGCCCGAGCCTGAGTGGATGCTGATGCTGAGGGTGCTGAATACCTGCAAGGACGCCGACAAGGCAGCGCAGAAGTTCAGCAGCGGTCACCCGTCGTACCGACCCAGCGAGGTGCGGTTCAAGATGAACCACATCCGCAAGAATTTCGACGCGGCGACCGTGTCCTGCGACGAGTTCCGCGAGACCTGCGGCGCCAAGCACTGCTTCCACTGCCCGTGGCGTGACAAGGTCTGGACACCCAGCCAGATACCGGCCCGAGAGAAGAAGGCTGAGGTCACCAAGAAGCGAGAACGGGCCGTTGTGCAGGACGCGCTGAAGGGTAAGCGGGATGACAAAGGATTCCTGCCCCACCCGCCTGACTTCCACCACAGGTACACCAACGAAAGCAGGGAGCGGGTGACCACCATCCCCGTGTTCAAGGGCCGGGAAGAGGGCTACCAACAAGAGGGTCTGATCTTCGGGCACCTGCACCTGATCGGCGCCTCTGAACAGATCGACACGTACGAGGACGGCACCGAGGTTCGGGTCAACGTGATGATCCACATGAAGGTGGAGACGTGGAACAAGTCTTGCGAGATCGCCGTGCCGTTCGACCGGCTGACCTCGCACCAACTGGATCGGGCGACCGAGCCGCTGCGCAAGGTGGGCGTGGCGTTCCGTGCCGACACGGCGCGAGAGAGCACGGCCATCCGCAACTACCTGTCACGCATCGCCCGGCTGTGCGCGACCCGCCCGGTACCGTACTTCAACACCAAGGGCTGGACTCCGTTCGGTGCCCTCACGCTGGGAGCGAGACGCTACCTTCCCGACGGATCGACAGTGAAGGGGTACACCTACCACGAGCACGTGCGCCAGAAACAGAAGCAGATTGAGAAGTTCTGCGCCGGTCGGCCCAAGGGCAAGCTGGGCCTGTGGAAGCAAGCCATCAGCGTGTACGACGGCGATAACCCGTACGCGCACCTGCTCCTGCTGAGCGGGCTGGCCAACATGCTGTTCCCCCTGATGCCAAGCATGCGCGGCGGGATTCTGCTGGCGCTCACCGGTGAGGCGGGCAAGGGCAAGACCACGCTCATCAAGGCCATGAACAGTTTCGTCGGCGACCCCGACGAGGGCGTGGTGCAGGGTGACAGCACGATCAACTCCCTGATGGACATGCTTAAGCAGTCCAGCGTCTTTCTCCTACCCGTGGATGACATGGTGAACATGAGCCGTGAGACCGTTTCCGCGCTCCTAACCACCGTAACGTCAGGGAAGCCTCGCATCCGGCTGGAACAAGCTGCTGACGGAGGCTGGGCGCCGTCAGAGAACGTGACGCTGAACTCGTCCCTCCTGCTGACATCGAACTACTCGACTTCAGCTGCCTTCGGCGGCAAGGGGAAAGGTGACAGTCTGCAACTGGAGGCGGCCCAGTCCCGGCAGCTTGAGATTCCCGCTGAGTACACGATCGTGGAAGGCGTAAGCATGGAGCGGTGGGAACGCGCCGCTGACCTGCTGATCGAGAACAACGGCCACGCTCTGGAACAGTTCGCCCAGTACGTGGTTACCAACCGGGCGGCAGTGAAGCGGCGACTGACCGAATACCAGAAGCTATTCCGCCAAGGGCTGGCCGGGAAGCTGGGTGAGCAAGCGAAAGGGCAGTACCGATTTTGGGTGCGCTACCTCGCAGCCGTGATGAGCACCGCCGAGATTTGCCGGGCGCTCAACCTCGTGGACTGGAACCCGCAGAACATTGGTCAGGCCGGGGTCACACTGGCGACCCAGCAGCATGCGATGACAGACCAGACGCAGGACTCCGACATGGAGGCGCTGTGGGATTTGCTGACCGACGACCAGATGGGCAAGGTGAACATCAACCTCTCCGAGTTCACGGCCAGCACCGACGACGGCAAGTGGCCGCACTGGGCGGACGAGACCCGTGCCGTGATGCGATCACGGCAGAGGAAATGGGGGCAGGGGAAGAGCGGCATGTTCGCTAACATCAGCAACCCTGTCATCAACTCGCCAAACTGGCGCGTCCTTGCCACCGAGGTGTCAGAGAAGGGCAAGCTCAAGCAGATTGAACGCGCCGTGGAGATTCCGATCCGCACCCTGCGGACGCTGGTCGAGAAAGATTCGGCGCTGGCAGCGGAAAATTGGGAGGAGCTGTATCGGGCGCTGCTGCGGACAGGAGCCAAGGTCTACGGTGTGAACCACGCCCGGCCAAGCTTCATGTCCGAGCCACCAAAGAACGTGTTTCTGAAGGCGTCGGAGGCTGAGTACGGAGCACCCCACAAGGGGGTGCTCATCGTGTTCCCGCCGATACCGGCGAACTAGTAGCCCCGATTGCGGTTCATCGAGGGCATCGGCAGGCTGCCCGGTGCCCCTCGTTGCCCGCCGTACAGGCGCTGCATGATGTTGCTGGCTTGCTGTTGGGGGATCAGGTTGGCGCGACTGGGCGCGGGCATGCCGCGCTGGTTAAACTGCTGGGGCGACGGTGGCCGCATCTGCTGCTGGGTGCCCGGCTGCTGAGGCCGCATCTGCTGCTGAGCCAGCATCCGCTGCTGAGCCAGCATCCGCTGCTGGGGCTGAGTCTGATAACCCTCCTGACTTAGCGACTGGAAACCCGGCTGGACAGCAGGCCGCATCACCGGCTGGGTCGGCCCGGCCATCTTCTGACGGAGCATCATCTGCCGCTGCATGTCCATCCAGCGGTTCGCCCGCGCCGGCTGCCGCGAGTCGCCGGTCACCGGCCCAAGCCCGCCACCGTAGCCGGGGTTCGCCCAGCCGGGGGTCGACCGTGTTATCCGCTCCGACGCCGCCGGGTTGCCGCCACCCCGATACTCCATGTCACGCATGGTCGGGGGCGGGGTCACCGCCCGGCTGGGCGGAGCCACCGGCGTTGCGTAACGAGGCGTGTCCTGCCTCATCTGCGGCCCGGTGCCCATCTGGGCGGTGTTCGTCTGGGTTTTCTTCGGCTTGGCATTGCCGTACATCCTGCTCATCCACGACATCAGAGTGCCTCCTTGGTAATCCGGTCAAAGTAGTAGGTGTTGAACCGCACCATCTCTTTGCTGATGAGCTGGTTCAAGCTGTCAATCCGGCGCTGCTGCGCCTCGGTCTTGTTCGCCTTTTTCACGATCTCGTTGCGCAGTCGCCGGAGCTTGCGCAGTCGCTTCTCGGTACGTTCGAACTCGCGCATGACCCCGGCGCGGTACAGGTCACCCTCCGTGTTCTTAAAGAGCTGCCAGCCTTCCCGGTCTCGGCTCTCCTTCAGCGACTTCTCCGTGTTCTTGACCGCCGCGAGGTCGCCCCGCAACTGGTAGTACCGGTCGGCATCAGCCTGTTCGAACTCACCCAGCCCGTACACCCGCCTCAGTATCGGCGCGTTGGTAAGGATTTCCTCCGCTGTCTCCCCGGTGCCACCGGCGAAGACGGCAGCCGTCGTGTCCATCGTGCGGGTGAGGAACGTCCCGGCGCCACCGGTGTAGTACTTGAACAGGTACTCCAGCGTACCCGGCGACACGTCAACCAGCCCCTTCTCAAACTCACTGCCCCCGATAGCAACGGTCTTGGCGATGTTCTGCCAGACCTTCTTCTGGTCGGGATCGCGGATATTGTAGGCGTCCGTCACCGGCGCACCAGAGAAGTCCGTGACGCGCGGGTTGATATAACCCCCAAACCATGTCTGGTTGGTCAGCACGTCGTACCCCGGCTGGAGCATGGTCGGGATAATTGAGCGGGTTGGGTTCCCTGACGAGTAGGAGACCGGGCTGACCGCTTCCATCGTCGCTCCCAGCAGGTCGCCAGCGAGAGATGTAGCTTGCTGCCCGGCGGGCCGGGGGTCGCTGTCGGACATGATCGTGTTGGCAATCTTCTCCGTCGCCAGATACGGCAGGTTCCACACGTACGGCAGGGGGACGGTGATATGGCGCCCCTCGCCGCCGGGGATCATGATGACCATGTTCGTCTTCCGCTTCCATTCCGGCACTGACTCGTAGTAGTTCCGCCCTTCCTCGTCTTCTCCTGCCAGCGCCCGGTTAAGCACGGCCAGCATGGCGCTGGAAGTGACGATGCCGGCAACTACCTTCTGCACGTCCTTGTGGTGCAGCGCCCGCTTCGCCCGGTACAGCCCTTGCACCGTCGGGTTGTAGAAGAAAAACAGGCTGTTGATGGCAGACCCCCACGTTCCGTACCGCTGGAAGTTCACCGACAAGTCCTTGCCCACTGACGCCGCGAAGTTAACGTCGCCGGTCTGTGCCAACACCTCGGCAGCGACGGACATACGCACGGCGTTCTCTGACACCGCAGCCATCAGTTCAAGGTTCTGGGCCAGTGACTTGAACACGCCCTTGACCTTCTTCATGGAGCTGCGACCGGGGTTGTTCAGGACGCGCTCAGCCTCCCTTAGCTCCCGCTCCAACTGGATCGGGTCTTTGATGTGGAAGAACTCGCTGACCAGCCCGGCCTCGTGCAGCTCCTTGAACGTCTCCGCCCGACGTTTCTCCACCGGATCAGTGATGGAGTTCACGTCGAAGTTCGGATCGCGCATCTGCTGGAAGATGGGCTTGAACCACTTCATCGACTCGCCGAACCCGGCCTTGGCAGACACCGCTGCCCGTTGCTCCTCGGTCAGACCCTTGATCCCGCGCGACTGAATCTTGGCGTTGAACACTTCGCGCACATAGTTGGTGGCGTGGAACGGGGGCGACCACGCAGTCATGGACTTCCGCACCCACGAGGACGAGTTGCCAATAGCGTTGAACACCCGCTTCGTGTTCGTCTCGTTGTAGCTGTTGGTCAGGGCGTTGGCCGTGGCCATGTCGAAGATCACCGTCGGCGTGGACTTGTCGCCGTTCTTCTTGCGGAATGTGATCATCTCGATGTCGTTCACCGGCATTTTCGGCGGCTCCAGCCCCAGCTTCGCGTAGTGATTGTTGATCGCGTTCTCGATGTTGCCGGGCACGTTGTAGTGTCCCTCCTCCATCTCCGGCAGCACGACGCCAAAGTAAGGGTCGTCCATCTTCTTGACGAGGTTCTGCAAGCGCGATGCCTGTTCCACGTTGTGCTCGCCGCGAATGATGGCTTGCTGGGCATGGCTGATGAGGTGGGTCAGCGGCGCCGTGGCCGGGCCTTCCACCTGTCGGCCATACGCCGTGCCGATGTCTTGGCCCCAGATGTCGTACTCGGAGTAGAAGTTTCGGCCCGCCTTCACCTTCAACTGCTGAGTGATGACCTCGGCCACGGTCACCGGGCGGATGTCGGACAGAGGCACGTATGTGATGTTGTGCAGCGTGTCGTTGAGCAGTCGGAATTTGGCCTCATCGGGCGAGTAGTCCAGCCCCTCGTACTCTTTATCGGGAATCTGGTTGAGATCGTAGTTCGCCGGGTCAAGCGCCGCCGCGTAGCCCTGCGAGTTGCGAAGCTGCCGGTAGCGGTCGAGGATGTAGCTGCTGCCCTCCGGCGTGGTTGTCCACTGATCCTTCTGGGTGTCGCCGATGAGCTTGCCGTTGTCCATCTCCGTGCGCAGGAACTGGGCCGTCTCGAAGATGGCATCCTCCAGCTTGGCCAGCGCCTGACGGTCGAACCGGGACTCGTACTCGGCGAGAACCAACCGCGCCTGCTCGTTGGAATAACCGCTGTAACCCACCTGATTGTCGGGGATTCGCTGCGGCACCACGCCTTCCTTGTTGAGGTTGCGGTTGTAGATGTACTCGTTCCGCTGGAGAGAGTGCAACACGGCGGCAAACTCGTTGGCCTCGTCGAACGACATTCCCGCCTCGTTGGCAGCGTCCTCGATCGCTTTCTTCTGGTTGCCAGCGAACTTTTTGATGCGCACGTCGACCTTCGAACCCACACGGGTGAGGGCTTCATAGAGCTGAAACGGGTCTTGGATGTAGCCGTTCTCGTCGGTGATACGGCCCACGTCCTGAATCAGCTTGACCGCATAGTGCTGATCCACCATGCGCTCCATCCAGTACACCCGCGACCGACCCATGGCCCGCTTCACCAGCTCTCTGAATTCGGCCCAGTCGAACTTATCCACTCGCGTGTCGGCTCGCGCCCGCCGCTTGGACGGCGGCAGGGGAGGGTCATCAGGAAAAACGTAATCCTGATCGCCTCGGGCCTTGGCATCTTTGATGGCCTGAGCTTTCTCTGCCTTCCACTGCTTCAGGCGGCGCCGGTACCTCTGCATGGCAAAGACATCGCCTCGGGCCGTGGACTCACCCGGTGCCTGTGGCTTGTGGTACCGACGGCCTTTTGCGGTGTCTGCGAACAGGTAGTACCACACGTCAGCCCACCGGCCAGAGTGCGCTTCGATAACCTCCTGAAGTTCGTCGTAGGTGGCCTGCTCAGAAGCGCCCCGGTCGCCGGGCATGTCGCCCGGCTCGGTTGCGGCATCGCCGCCCCGCCCACCCATGCCGCCGTCGGCAGTCTGGGCGGCTTCAATTTTGGAAGCAGAGCCGGCGTCTACCTGATCCGACGTTGGGGTCGTCTGGGTCTTGTCTGTGTTCGGGTCCACCCCCTTGTGCGTGGCATCGCTGCCCTTGGCCGCAGACTGATCCTCCTCTGGAATCTGCTCGGGGCTGGTCGGAGTTTCGTAGGTGGTTTCAACCACCCTCGGCTGCGCCGCCGGGGCAGTGGCGGCCTGCGCCGGGGTCTGCATGTCCGGCGCCATACGCGCAGCGGTAATCGTCGCTGCCGCCGCGTTGTCAGCGACGGCCTCCGCTGCCTCCTCGTTGGCAAGGTCGGGGTCAGGTTCACTAGTGGCCTCCGTCTCCGGCGCCGGTGCAGAGTAACCGGACAGTTCCTGAATCTTCGCCACCGTAGCCTCGACCATGGCAGTGTCGAGCGCACGCTGGGTCTGGCCGGGGTTGGCGGCCATGAGTTCTTCGGCGATGCCTCGGTGCAGAGCGCGTAGCTCGTCGTCGGTCATCTTGCGGAAGTACGCTTGGGCTTTCTTGTCGCCCTTGAGCGCCTCGCGGGCCAGCTTCTTGAGCCGCTTCTTGGGGAAGTACAGGTACTCGCTCTTGGGTTCGGCGTCTTCAGCCTCCTTCTCGGCCTCCGTCACCACCTCGGCGCCCGTGGCCTCGGCGTACTGCGCGGTAACATCCACCACGTCTCCGGCCACCGTTTCGTCAGGCTTAAACTGTTTGTTGATGTTCTTGCGCAGGTTGTCGCCCATCTTAACGAGCTTCTCGTCCCGCCCCTTACCCGGCCCCAGTTCACGGTTGACGAGAGCGAGAACTTCGGCAGCTTGCTCCTCGTTGAGGAACAGCTTCATGGGCCGTTTCTTTTTGCCAGCGGGCAGGGGCATGAGTTGATCAACCACTTCCTCGGGCAGGTTCTTATCAAGAAAGTCTCGCTGACGCCGGGTCAGCTTGATCTCTTTTACATCAGGGTCAGCGGCTTCAGGCTCCGGCGCGGTGGCTGTGGCTGTGGCCGGGGCAGCTCGACGAACCGCGCGACCCGGCCCTTGGCGAGCCAGCCTCCTTACCCCGCCCTTCGGACCAAACATTTCTTCCTGAACCGGCGACGTGGTCTCGCCTTTCTCGTCTCGAAAGTCCTGATCCAGCGGTACGCTCTCTCCCACCACCTCGCCATTGAGCGTGTCCGCTCCCGGTCGGTGGGTAACGACGTTCGGGTCGAGCGTCACATAAAAGTTGGTCAGGCCGGGGACGCCCGGCTCGACGGACTCCGCCGTTTCTCGGCCCGCCTGCGCCGTGTCGGGAGCCACGCTGTCCACGTTGCTGGGCACACCAACAATCACGAGCATGTCGTGCTTGCTAGCCTGCGCCTCCAGCGCCGCCACGTGCACATCCTCGATGCTCTGGATGCCGTCTTCCGTGCCCCAGCGCAGCGTCTTGGGCTTGCGCGGGATAGCGCGGGCCGTGAACCGACGTGGTTTGCGGCCTCCCTGCCAGTTACTGTACTTCGAAGCCACCGCATCGGCGTTGGTGAAGAACATGATGCCGCGCGACTCGTCCGCGACCGCCCGCTGGTGCAGGTCAAACTCCCGGCTGGTCCCGTGCGACATGTCGAGCACGTCACCGGGCTTGACCTTTAGGTCACCAGCGGCCTCCATGCGCTGCTCGTACTCGGGCATGGTCGTCGGGGTAGCCTTCTTGCCAACCAACTTGCGCCACGCTTTCCGCAGACGGCTTTCGAAGTCGTTGCGGACAGGTTGCCAGCGAGTGACCGGTAGCTCTCCCTGTCGCTGTGCCGTTTCCGGCGTCGCTGATTCCGCAGGCAGCGGCTTAGTGGAATTGATAAGCGCGAGCCGGGCCATGACAGCGTCGGCCTCCTCTGGAGTTCTGCCCAGCCTCAAGACCTGTTCGAAGGCAGCCTGCGGGTTCTCCCGCGCAAGCTCAGCCAGCTCCAGCTCCTGCTTGGTGGGGCCGGCGGAAGCCATGGCCTTGGCCTCAAGGTACTCAATGGCTCGCTCGGCCTCGTCGTAGTTGTAGCCGTACTCTTGGGTCAGCCTGTCAAAGTAAGCTTGCGGGTCGGCTCGGGCCTCCAGCACGTCGGCGTTCGTGTAGGTCTCGCCTTCGAACTCGTACTCGCCGTCCGGCTCGGTCGGGGTCTCCTGTTCCTCAACCTTGGTCTTGGCCGCATCTTGCACTTCCTTGGCCTCGACCTGCGCCTCGACCTCGGTCTTGTTCGGAAGCGTCAGCGTCGGCTTAACCTCGGTCTTCTCTTCCCCGAAGTGATCAAGGGCTGAGTTGATCTCGTAGTCATCGAAGCCGTTCTCGCGTAGGCGCTCGATGAAAGCGTCGGGGTCGGACTTGGCCAGATCAACATCGTCCTGCCGGAAGGTAGCGCCGTTAAACTCATAGATCGGCTCACCTTCAGCAGCGGGCGTGGTGGGTTCTTCAGCAGCGGGCGTCGTTGGCGGCGTCGTTGGCGGCGTCGTTGGCGGCGTCGTTGGCGGCGTCGTAGTCTCCGTGGCTTCAGCCTCGGCTTCCTTTGCCGCCCGGCGACGGCGTTGTTCGGCGTTGACTTCGGCGGCTCGCTGCGCCGTTTCCGACGCCTCAAGGCCAGACCCTTCCATTTGCGACTGCTGCTCCGCGATCAGGCGAGCCAGTTCGTCCTCGGCAGACTCGTTCTCGGGAACACGCTCAGGCCGTAAGGCGTTGATATTACGAATGTTCATCTCGCCGTCTTCCGGCGTGATCTGCGAGGCCATTGTTGCGGACTCTTCGATGATCTCTTCAACCTCAGCCAAGTCCTCCTCAGCCGGGGCATCGAGCGCGTCCTGCGCATTCGGCAGAACCGGGCTGGCATCAACCGCCGCCTCGGTGTCAGCGACTCCCGCCGCTACCGCTGCGTTGGGGAAGGGTAGGTCAAGCTCAAGCTGGTTCAGGTCTGCGTCGAAGCGACTGTCGGACAACTCCAAGGTTCCCCGCCCGTTGTCAAGGAGTGGCAACTCTTCCGTCGGGATGTCAGGGAACAGGTTGAGCTGCTCCGGCAAGGGTTCCAGTGTGTCCTCTGCTACCGCCGCGTCGGCAGGGAGCGGCAGATCAAGCCGTAGTTGGTTGGGGTCAGCCGCCCGGCCACCATCCAACGACAGCGTTCCTTGCTCGGGCATGAGCGGCAACTCTCCTGTTGGAATGTCAGGGAACAAGTTGAGTTGGTCGGGATCGCCGATTGTTCCACGTGGAACATCATTGGGCAGGGGCGCCGGCTCATCGACCAGCGACGGGTCGGGGTCGCCGGGCGGCACCGGGCGGGGGCTTTGACTTTCGCCGGTGTTGCCGAACGCAGCCGCCATCACACCCTCGGTCGGGCCAGCGCCAAGCGCCCCCATCAGGCCAGCGTTCAGGAGGGCGGCGGACTCAACATCCTCGCCCCGGCCAATCTGACCGGCGGCGTACTGGCCCGCCTCCTCCGGCGCTTCGGTCACGCCTCCGTAGAGCACGCCTTTGAGTAGGCGGCTCGTTACGTTGCTTCCGGTGGCGGAGAGCCCTTCTCCAAGTGCCCCCGTGGTTAACGATAGCGGCGCTGTAATACCTGCCGCCAAAGTTGCGGCTTTTGCGGCCTCCTCTTCAGCTTCGTCTCTGGGTAGCCCGTCCCTGAGAGCGTCTTCCAAGGCTTGATCGTACGTGTCGGTGTAAACGGACACGGAGTTGTACGCGCTGTTGGCCGTGCCCAATCCTGCGGCGTTCGCCAGCTTAGGGGACTTCTCGACAAAACCCTTCAGCTTCTTGACGGCGGACGCGCCTTTCACCAACGCCTTGCCGCCCAGCACGATCGCGCCAGACGGGGCCGCAGATTGCAGCACGAGATTTGCCACCTGCCGTAGGTTTGGCATGTGGAACTCAAGCTCTCCATCTTCGTCACGCGTCACAATTTCTTTAGCGAGGTCGCGCCGGATGTACTCAGGAAGCGAATTGCGCACCCGGCTGGCGTGGTTCTCCAGTTTGTTGGCGATGCGATCGGTGATCCCGTTGTCCGGCCCCTGTCCAAGGTCAGAGGCGTCGGCGACCAGCGAGGCAAGATCGATAAAGCTGGTGTACAAGCCCTTGCCTACCATCTCGGCGTGGTCGGCCACCCACTGAAGTGCGCCCTCGGGTGCGTCGTCTTCCTCGGCGAGCGTCAGCCGTCGGTTAGCGGGTGGCGGTTGGCGGCTTGCGGTTTGCTGCCGCTCCGGCTCCGGCAGGTCAAAAAAACTGGGGTCTTCGCCGCGCTCTTCTAAACGGCGCCGAGCTTCGCGGATGTAGGGGCTGTCAATCTGAACACCGCGCTGGTCGGCAACCCGCTTGGTGATGTTGGCCACATAAAACAGAGGTTCGTCATCAAGCCGAGTCGCGTCTTCGCCTTTTTGGACCCACTCGTCCGTGTTCCCCGGCCCCATGTTGTAAGCGAGCAGAGCATGTTCGATGTTTCCCCCATACCGCTTTTTCATCGCGTTGATGTAGTCAGCGCCAAACCGGACGTTTTCTTCGGGGTCGTTAAGCGGGCGCTGGCGGTCAAACTCGGGCACGCCGAAACCCGGCTGCTGTGCCGTGCCGGGCATGACCTGCATCAGCCCCTGTGCGCCTTTAAGAGACACGGCGTTAGGGTCGTTGGACGACTCCTGAAAAACAATTTGTTCCAACAAGTCGGGAGGGAGGCCCGTCCTGTCCGCCGCGCTGCTAAGCAGTGAGTTGATGTCGATGGTGTTCACTTACAGTCCTGCCGCCTCCAGTCGGGCAACAGCTTGCGGGGGCAAGGTCTCGCGCGGAAGCCGCGACAACGTGTCGAGGTCGTAGTTCGCGGTCCAATCAGCAGGTGCGGTCATGTTGGGCGTCTGCATAATCCCTCGGTCAAAACCTCTCGCAATGACTTCAGGGTTGGGTTGGTTGCCACTGCCGCCGTTTCTGTAATAGTCGGGCGCTTTTGTGATGTTGAGCGCCTCACCCAGAGACGACAACTTCTGCGACAGCCCCAACCCAAACGGTTTGTCGTCTCCGGTGACCTCACCCATAAGCGCGTCGACCACGGCGGAATCCTCGACACCAATGTCCTCAAAGGCGTCGTCGCCCACGGCAGGTGTGGCGGCCTCTTCGCCCACTTTGAACCCGGTCGTGATGAGGCTGCGCAGGTCGTCCGGCGTCAGCCTGTCTTCGCTAATGCCTCGCAGCTTTGCTCGCGTGCGAAGCGCCTTCATGCCTTCCTCGATGTCGGAAGCCGACAGCAGCGGCTTGCCGCTCTTGCCGACACCAAACTGCCCTTCGACGCGAGCGGCGATGGCGTCGAAATCCACGTCTTCGCTGGTCAGGTTGTACCCGTCGCTGAACACGGCGTCCCACGCGGATTCTCGCAGCTTCGCGTCCTCGTCAGTACCGATGTACTTCGCCTGCCAACCGGGCAGGTCTTCGCTGAGGAACTTGTTCATCGCGGCGTCGGCTCGGTTCTGGTCTCGCGTCGTAGCGGCTTCGTCGAGACGGCGTGACTGGAGCGACAGTTCGGCATTCTTCAGCCGCTCAAGGCTGGCCATGCGCTGCTCTTGCGCCTTGCGTTTCTCCTCGTCCGTGATGAACTGGTACCCGCCCATCAAGGCCGCGCCGCCAGCAGCCAACCCAGCGTAGGATTTACCTCGTCGTGTCGCGCGTCCCATGTTTACTCCTCCTCTCTCGGCAGAACCGGCAAATTGCGGGGCAGTGCCATGCCCATAGAATCCGGCGGCGCCGAACCTACGTGGTTGGCCCCCTGAAGCCCGCTAGGCTCACCCATCAGGCCCGTTGTTTCTTCGTCGGTCTCGGGCGTCGCCGTAGCCATAGGGGGCTCGGGGTTATAAGCTACGGGGGCGTTGGAGCCACTAAGATCAACCTTGCCTATCCGCTCAAGCTGCCTCGTTCCCTCCGAGACGCCTTCAGCCACCGGCGCCTTCTTCAGCGTCTGAGCGCCAAACTTCGTTCCCTCCTCAATCCCCTTGCGCATGGTGTCGTTGGTGTTCAGGCCCAGCTCAACCGAACGCGTGTCCGCGTAAGAAAGCGCCTCGTCCACCGTGCCGTCCTCCATCATCCCGGCGTACATGACGGCAGCTTCTTGCTTGGCTTCTGGGTCGTTTCGGGCTTCCACATCCTCACCGTGCATGACGGTAGCGCGTAGCAGTGCCTCCTCTCGTAGCTTCTCTACGTCGAGCTGTGCGTCAGGCTGCGCAGCCTGCGCCACCTCGATAAGCATGTCGGTGACCTCCGCGCCCAGAGCCATGGCGTGGTTCAAGTCAGCCTCCAACGAGATGGCTTCGGGCTTGTGCCGATCCATCAGACCCTTGGTGATCTTGTAGGTCGTGGCCGCAACGGCCTCAGCCGTGTCGCCCGTGTTCGTCAGAACCTCCACAATCTGCTTAGTGGCGTCCTCGTGAATGTACTGGATGGCCTCTGCCGACAGCATGTTGAGGAAGTCGCTGTCTACCGACCCGTCGTCAGGGAACTGGCCTACCGGTGTCTCTCGCTGTTCCATCAGGCGTAGCCTCCTTGCGGCATCATGAGTGGGTTCTGAGGCTGCTGAGGCTGCTGAGGCTGCTGAGGCTGCTCCATCTGACCCGGCTGGTAAGGAAGCTCGACCGCCTGACCAACACCGGGGACACCAACCTGATCGAGCGCCTGCGATCCGACTGGGGCTCCACCGGGCATGAGCGGGGCCGTCGCGTTCGCGCCGGTCTGGGCCAACGCTTCGTTACCCACGGCGGGCTGACCCTCGTTCTCGATGATGTTGTCGTAGTACTCGTCTTCGCGACCAACCTCGACACCCCACATGGCGAGGGGTGGAGCGTTCTGGGCCTCTGTCTCTTTCATCTTGGCGTAGGCCGTCAGGGCCGGGCCAGCGATGGCGCTGCCCGCCTTGAGGATGCCGCCAACCGTGGTGCCGCTAGTGGTCGTAGTGCCCGTGCTGAGAATTCCAGCGGCGGCTTTTTTCGAAGCGGTGGCTGCCGCCTTCTGGGCGACCGTCCCTTGAAGCGCCCCCTTGGTAGAGACCAGCGGGGTGGCGAGCGAGCCGGTTGCGGCTGCCGCCTTGTTGGCAGCGGTGATCTTGGCTGCCGCCGAGCCGGTAGCCCAGCCGCCACCACCACCCGCGCCCCACGCGGCGCCAAGCCCGACCTTCGCGCCTCCAGCGGTGGTCGCGCCCGACCCGATACCAATGGTCGCGGCAATACCCTGCACTCCGGCAACCATGGTCTGACCTACCGCGCCCATGAAGCCCGAGAAGCCCGACGCTCCGGCGAAAGCAGCGAAGCCGACGGTCGCCACCCCTGCCGTGAACACGACGAGCGCAGCGATCACGATCACCTTCCAGTACTTCTTCACAAACTTCTTGACCTTCTTGACGGCTTTTTTAACGAAAGACATTTTCTAATTCTCCTCGGCAAAACTCATGCCGCTTCCTCCTGTTCCTCGTTGAAGCGGTACACGAGCGCATTGCCCTGCCGCTTGAACCCCAACCTCTCGTAAACCTTCTCTGCTCGCGCAATGTCCGTAGCCACCGACTCGACAATGCAGTCGCAGCCTTCGTCGTCCGCCCACTTGATAAACCGACGTAGGCAATGAAGCCCTCCGCCGGTGCCGACAGTGTGAACAGACGAAGCATACTTTGCCTTTCCTGACCAGAAAAACAGATCGGTCTGCGCAAGCAACGCGCCCTTGATCTGTTTCGCGTCGTTCACCGCCATGATGACATCGGACCCGCGCGTTCTAACAAGGTAAGTCACCATGTTACGGACGCGCTTCTCGTCGAACGGTACCCAGTCCCAACCCGTCATCGCGTGGGTCTTCCGCAGGTATCGGACTACCCTCATCACATCCTGATATTGAGCAATTCGTGTCTTCATCAACCTAGCCCCATCTGCTCGCCGTTCACAGGCGGTAGCGCGGCAGACACATCCCCGGCTGCCGTGTTGGACGGGCTGTTGTAAACCTCCCCTGCCGTCTCGTTGGCAGCCGCGACATCTGGGTCTACCGGCGGCCTCGTGGAAGTGTTGTTCTGGCCGTAAACCGGGTGCGGGGGGTAAGCGTCTTGTGACGACTGGTTTGCCGTCAAAATCTCCTTCGCCCGCGCGGCGGCAGCATCCTGCTCTCTGGCCGTCAAGTTCGGGTTACTGTAAATCTGCGCTAGCGTCTGCGCCATAGCTACCTCTCGATTTGAGCTGCGTTGGAGATTTAGCTCAACCCAGCGTTCGACGGCCCGATCCTTGTTCTCCTCGCTCTGCCAGATGTTCTGGAACTCGCGCTGTTGGTTCTGAAACTCCTGCCCGCCTTCGCGCTCCTTGGTCTGCCAATCCCGCTGGGCGAAATTCTCTGCCGCTTGAAAAGCCTGCTGGTCTTCGCGGGCTTCCATACCAAGGATGTGCCGTAGCACGTCCTGATTGCCGGACATGTCCGCCTGCATCATGAGCTGGTCGCGGTTGGCGTTCGCCTGCATGCCTGCAATACCTGCTCTCGTTCCCAACTCAGCGTTGGTGAGGGACGCCTGATTCTTCGCGGTGAGCGACTCCGTGGCCGCCCGCTGATGGGCGGTCGCGTCTTGAAGCGCGAACGGCTGGGCGCGGTCAATCATGCTACCCATAGCTGCGCCCTGTGCGATGCTGCTGTTCATCAAGCCTCGACCCCCAGCCCCGGCCATCGCCTGCATACGCGCGCGGCGCATGAGCGGTGAGTCGCTAGCCAGCATCTGATCCAGATGGTAGGCCGACATCTCGTTCTGCTGGGCCTCTCGCGTGTGCGCTCTTGCCTGCTGCGCTTTGGCTTGCCCCCGGTAGTCCACGCCCGCGTAAGGAGAGCCCGCGATACGAGAGCCGTAATCCATGAGCGCGTCCGGCACCCCAAGATTGAGGTCGGTGTTTTGTTGTCCGTCCACGCCGGACTGGCCCTCGTACTCGTTGAGATCAGGGTTCGGCTGGTACGGGTTGCCTTGTGCATCAACCGGAGGGGCCGTTCCATTCGGCGGAACATACGTCCCCTCGACCGGGCTTTCTTCAACGGGGCCAGTTCTATCTGGTTCACGAGCGGCCATAAGTCACCTGTTCAGTCTGTTTGGTTCGTCATCCAGCAGAGTCACCTGTTGGAGAATGTGCGGAAATTCCATGTTGGTTTCGCTCTCAATCCGCATGGAGATAGCGAACCCGCGTCCGCTGAGTCTGCCCTTAGTGTACTTCGCTTTCTGGGTAGGCTCCGGCGGGTTGCTCTTTGCGCCAAAAGTCATCGACTCGTAGTTTAGTGGAGGTAGGTCGATGTCCTCGTAGTTTATCGCCCTGCTAAGCCTTAGCAACGAGAAGCCCGCGCCTCGGCCATGCAAGTGCATAACATTGTAGTTCGCCGTGGTCATAGTGTTCTGCTGACCCGAGCCGAAGTTGTAGAAAAGGGTCAGCGCCGCCTTGATCACGCCCCCGTCGAAACTCACCCCCCGATCCAGCTCATACGCGAAGTCGATCGGGTCGCTGCTCGGCGGCATCGGGACAGCCTCCATGTAGAAAGGAGGGGGCATGGTGGCAGGAGGCTTCGGGGCCGACTCGGTGGAGAAGAAGGCCCGATCTCGACCGTCCGCAGTCACGCCCGAGGTCGTGGCAAACACGCGGGCATACTGGCCGAAATCGCTGTTGAAGTAGTAATACTGGATCGTGCTTTGCGGGGTCTTCTCAACACCCACCTGTGTCAAAGTCAGCACATAGCCGTCCGCGAAGAACAGGCGGTACTGGTTCTTGTTCCTCACTACCACCGAGTTGACAACGGAACGATTCGTTGCCTCCATGCCGGCAGCGGTTTGCAAGCGCTCAAGCAACCACGGAGACACGTCGTAAGTCATCGGGGCCGTAAAAAACTCACCAAACTGCTCCGTGGTTTCCAGCGTCTCGATGCCTCTGAAGCTGGTAAAGATAGGGCGATTGCCGCTCGACTGCACCGTGTATTCGATGGCCCCCACTCTCGCGTTGATGACCTGCTGCCGGGGAGGGTTCGACCCATCACCCGCTGCGCCCACCATCATCCACGTGGAGCTCTCGGTGAAGACCGCCGTGGCGTCGCCTGCCGTCGGAGACATACCTGTGATCTTGTCGCCAAACCCATAGCTGGCCGCGAAGTCTACACCGTTGAAATTCGTCGGCTCGCCGGGGGCGGACACATAAACCTCGCCCCACTTGTAACCCAACGCCAACCGACTCAAGTGAGTCGTCACGTGCCGGGGCTTGTCTTCCTCTCCCGCCACGCCTGTAGAGATGAACGTCAGCTTGTTCGTGCGGGGCTCGTAAACAAACGCCGGGCCAGCACCGGAGCAACCGTAAATTGCGTTGCGCTCCTCGGTCGCGTAGAAGTTGTAGCTGATGAACTGGTACCGCGACCGCTCCTCAGCCAAAGCTACAGAGCCGGGCAGGTTCACAGGGATCACATCGCTGGACGCTTCAGCCACCAACAAACCCGTGCCGCCGGGGCCGGTGTACATAGAAGTGCCGGCGGGAATAGAAATTAAGTCCCAGTCCTCTAAAACAAAAAACCCTGTCGCGTTGTTGTTATCAAAAGCGCCGCTTTCAACAACCGCCTCAGTCAGTTGCACCTGCCCTATGTCAGAACTCCCATCGTACAAATACAACGTAGAGCCGGGAACCAATTCGTAAAGCACCTTCGCGCGGACCTCATCTATCGAAACAGTTGTAGAGGCGCCGAAACCAGACGCGTAAAAACCATCAAGGCGAAAAGCGAACGCTCCGTTATTTATGTCTGCGGGTGTCCAGTTCTTGTTCCAGTTTTCAATAGGGGTTCCGCTCCCATCTTCCCCGACCCACACAAACGTTTGAGAAGTGGGTATGGCCATCTGCCGAGTCGGCGACTTTACGCTGTTGCGAGAGACAAACAGGCTGGCGCTCGGGTCGAGTGCGCTAAGGCGAAACCCTACTGAAACTGCGGAGACGTTAGCTGTACTAGGGATCGGGTCCGACGTAAGTTGGAACTCCCCCACAAGCAGGTCGGCCATGCCTATTAGCGGGCCGCCCGGATAAAGCTGGCCAAAAATCGCTGCGCCGCCCACTAAATTGTCGTCTATTTGCATGGCCGCCGTAAGCTCGGCAACAGTAGGATCAGCGCCAGCTTGCCCAGTGGCGGACCAGCCCGGCACTGGGTTGTCGTTTGCGGTGCCGGCTCGGCCCAGCGTCATCTCTTGTGTTACTTCCACCGGGGTGGTGCTGAAAGGGTCAGTAGTGCCTTTCGTAAACCGAACGATACGGCTTACGTCGGCGTTCACCCACCCATCATCCGAGCTTCTCCATAGCGTGGCGATGCGCGAAGAACTCGCAGCTGTGATAACCGTGGCCTCATTCGACCGGTGAGCAAAGTAAACCTTGTCTACAACGCACGACCCACCTTTTTCGCCGTCAAGCTGATCGCTAGAAACGGCGGTGCCGTCCGGGCCTCCTATGAGAACAAGATCGCCCTTACCTGCACCGCTGGCCCAGTTGCTGGCGCGAGTAGTCACGTAACCTACCTTGTAGTCGCCAAGCGAGGGGACCGTTACCACCTCGCCGACAGCGAACTCGGGCGCGGTGCCCCCAGAAAATCGAAGTTGCAAGGCGATGCTTAAAGTGGTCGTCGACGGCAAAGAAAACCCGGCGTCGGTCACAGGTGCAATATCTACTTGAAAAGTGTCGGGGTTCTTCTCAACGACTTGTCCGACTTGGCCGGCGGCGTTGTAGACGTACATACCAGTGATTAAGTTGGATAGATCGTCACTGCTAACCGTGATGGTCTCCACATCTCGTACCGCATACAGCCGGTCTTCGTGCCAATGCAGACCCACAATAATACCGCCACCGGGTACTGGCCTTACGCGATTCCTAAGCTCTCCCGCTCCAGCGCTAAGCAGGCCAAGATAGTTGTCGTGGTCTGAAGCGAAGCTTTCCAGTCTCTCAACTGTTAACCCGCCCGGCGATCCCGTGGGCTTTTCAAAAACAAACTGTGCGTCCAACCCATCGGCGGAAATAGTCGCTCCGAAAGGCGGAGTTCTACGGGCATCGCGGAGAGCGATCGTAAAGCGGGTGCGTGAATCAGGCGGCGGGGAAGCTTGGATACTGGTCAGCACTCCAGCGTCGCCCGAGTTTCCATCCAACTCCCACGTCAACGCGTCGCCGGTCGTAAAGGTATCCGTGCCCGTTACGTCTGAAGAGTCAAGTTCGACAACCCACACCGACGTAGACGAAGGACTCACCTGCCCATCAAAACGCTCAAACCCATCCACGCGAGCATAGCCCCGAGACCAGCCGACTTCGTAGTTGAAGCACTCTCTCAGCTTGCCCGCCGAAGTAGCTGTCGGGCTGTGGGCCATATCGACCCCGCCGTCTAAGTTGATTACATCCATGTCAGGTGTACGTCCCCGGCAACGAGTAAGCGGGGAGCTGCTCCAAGCGCAGTTTGTTCATCATGTCCCGGTACAACTTTCGGGACTCCTGAATCTGCGGGCCAGACTCGTCGAACCGCGCGTTCTTCGCCATCGCGGCGTAGACGATCAAGTCGTGAAATTTTTCCGGCAGACCGCGCGGCTCATCGGCGTCGTCCTGCAAGGTGTGCTGAACAGCGCGGTAGTCGAAGCGGATGTACAGGTCATCGTTCGGGGGCTTGCTGTCGAAAACGATGTGCCCACCGGGGTCGAACGTAAAGCGACCGGGCAACCCTTCGTTGCGGTCGTTGTAGCGGGAGATGCTGCCAAAAAACCGCTCAGGTGGTACGTAGTAGCAGAAGTTCCGCTGGGGTTCCTCCGCAGCGCCGTTGACCATCCAGATGTAGCGAGCGTCGAACGAGGCGACCCACGGCAGTAGTTCCTCGTACTGCCAGTCCTCAAAACCAGCGGGCAGCGAGGCGTCTACGATCTGCTTGATGTCGTAGGTCGTCTCGCCTTCCGCGAGCGGCATCACGCCCGTCCGCTTCATAAAGTTCCACAGCGGCTGGTCGTTCTGAATGTCTCGCCACGCTCGTTGAGTCCAACGAACAAGACGACCGACGTGCTCCTTCGTCTCGCCATACCCGGCGGCGGGAGCGACGACAGTCGTCTCGATCTTACTTTGTAGCTCTACGCCGGTCTCTTGGGCCAGCGCCTTTACGAGTTCAAGAAACGTCATGTCGCCTCACTTAGGCGACAGCTTCCTCCGGCGTGCTCAAGTCCACGTGCGTATCAGACATGCCGATACGCATCAGCACCGCGTTCTTGTGGTCGGTCGGTGACCAACCCTCAACGGTGCGGATGTGGAGCGCGTTGCACATGGCGCGAAACTGCCGCTCACCATAGCCTTTGAAGCCATCAGTCAGGTCGTGCAACATGCGAATCCGCTGTATCTCGTCCTCGGGACGATCGGCGGTTACCGGGTCGTCACCCATGTCCGAGTACATGAACCGCTCCGTCGGCGCCCACACCTCTTCGAACCGGATTCGGCCATCCTCGTCAACCCGCCGCTTGCGGTCCATCCGCTTGCCGGTCGTGTCCTTGAGAATGTTCCAGATCGGGTACGGAATCGCCACGTCTTGGCCGAACGGCACGTAAACGTGCAGACGGCCCCACGCGAAAAACTGCGGTCGCGAGGTGTTGTCGTGGCTCATGCTCCGATGAAGTCGGATCATTCGACGCTTGCCTTCCCATGCCCCCGTGGACTTGAGGTTGTAGCTCACCAGCTTTTTGATCGCGGTCTGCTGACTGGCAACGTTGAGACCTTCGGTTTCGTCCCCGTGAGTCTCGCGGTATTCCCCCAGTGCAGCAGTGAGCTTTTTACGCAGAGTGCTGGCGTTCATGTTGGGATGGTACTCAACCCCCAAGCGGTCGCAGTACGAGCGCAGAGCGTCGAGGTCAGCGCCTTCGAATTCATTCGCGGCGGCTTCGTTCAAATCCATGAGGATGGCTTCTCCTTAGCAGTGCGTTGGGAGGGGCAAGTGCCCCTCCCAACAGGTTGTCGTCAGACGTACAGCTGGGACAGATCGTCCGTGCAGGCTGACTCGATCCGCACGACCCACTCGTCGTTGAGGATCATCTTCAAGTCCCACCAGCGGCAGGCGACGTAAGACCGCTGATCCGTCGGGTCAGACTTGGAAGCGCCGGACAGCACGTTGATTTTCGCGCCACCGTAGCCACTCTTGCCAGCACCTTTCAGATCGACACAGCCCAAAGCGTGCTTGCCGCACACCAGCGTGATGTACACGTCGGCGTCGGTGCCGCTCGTGCTCTTCACGTTGGTTCCGCCCGAGCCGCCGGCGTCGATGATCGGAGTGAGCTGAGGCGTGGTCATGACGCGGACGTTCTCGATCGCACCGAACTCGTACTCGGAGACGATCTTCTTCGCTCCGTACTCGGCGGTGGTCTTGAAGCCCGGCAGCATGCGCAGGTCCGGCTGCATGTCCGTGTGGGTGAACGCATAGAACGCCGCCTCGATCGGGTAGGTGTTCTCGTTCAGACCACCGTGATCGACCGTGGTGAAGCGATGCGCCTTGGCGGCCATCAGGGATCGCACGGACTCCTGAAATTCGCCGAGGCTGATCGGTGCGACCACCGTGTCACGGCTGGCAACGCCGCCAGCGTACAGCACGTTTGCGCCTTGGATGAAGGCAGCCCACGACACAGCTTCCTTGATGTTGGCGACCAGATCGGCCAAAACATCGGAGGAGTCGCGGATGGCGTTGTCTTCACCCAGCTCACGCATACGAGAAGTGATCTCGTAAATCTCGGCGTACTCGCCGAGCGTGCCGGTCACGTCCTCGTATGCGAGACCCCGGCTGGCCGGGTTCACACCTTCGGTGACGGTCGTGGTGCTGACCGCAGCGTTGACTGCGCGGCGGAATGCGATGGTTTCCGCCTTGTTGGCAGGGATGTTCTTCTTGTCACATGCGAGGTCCAGCACAAGCTGGGGACGCGCACGTTCCAGAAGGTCGAGTTCAGCGTAGACGTTGGTACGGTTACCGGGGCCAGTCGGCGAGCCGTTACCGTACGTGTCTACACCTCCGTAATGGCGGGCTGTATCGCCCCCTACTTGAGTTGGCATTTGCCGTCTCCTTTAGAAGTGGTTAACGATTGGCTTGGCGTTGCGCTCGCAATCGGCGCTCCACTTCCTGCGCCCAAATGTCTTCGTCAGACATGGCGACACCCCCCATCTGAGGGGCGCCGACACCTCCATCCTGTTGGGGATGGGGATTGGGCACAGACCGTAGACGCTGCCGACGCTCGCGCGTCTGCTGTGCTCGACTGTCCCGATCGGGGGATTGCCCAGCCTGCTCACCGTTCTGAGTCTGCTGGTACAGATACACATCCATCTTGTAACGATCGAGCACCCAGATGCAGTCCTCAGCCTTCGCGGAGCTCGCCAACTGGGCGACGCTCTCTGGCTGGGTCTCCAGCCAATCGTTGAAGTCTTCGGATGGCCGAACCGTGGCCCAGTCGGGGTGTGCCTCCGACAGGCGCTGAAGTTCGTTCTGGCGTGCGGTCTCGTAAGAAGATCGCTGTATGGTCTGCATCCCCTGACGCACTTCGGAAAGTTGGCTTTCCAAGTTTCCTACGTACTGGGCCTGCCGAGCTAAAGCAGCCTCCATGGCCTTGGCTTCGTCTGGAAACGAATCACGGAATTCCTTGAACTCCTCGACATCGTCCAGCGAAAACTTGACCGGAGACTGCGACTGACCAACCGGAGCCGCTTGCGAGTTCTGTCCGTTTGCAGGTGACGGGTTTTTTCCCGAAAGCTGCTGACGAAGTCGCGCGTTTTCCTGTTGGACTGGTGCCAACCTGTTGTGAACCGAGTTGTACTGGTTCCGCAGGTTGGTAAGTTCTTGCTGCTGCCGGATGTACTCGTCACGAGCCTCGTCCGGCAGTTCATTCAACCATGCCGGGGTGTCATCCTCGGCGGTTTCGTCATCACCACGCGAACTGGACTCCCCTTCGCGTGGTTGAGGTTCTTCCGATTCAGGCTCACGAGAGCCCTCGGGTTTAGCAGCACCCGCATCGCGTTCTTCGGCATCTTGTGGAGTCGATGCGCCATGCTTTTCTTGATACGCGCGTTCGAACAGGTCTTCATCAGACAGGAATTCTTCGTCTTCGGGTATTGGCTCCTGCCGTTTTGCTGCTTCAGACATCGAACGAGTTTTCCTCTTCTGGAGTGATGGTTTGTAAAACCCACCGAAAGGCTTTTACCTGCCCCCGGTGGATGTCGTACTGCTCAGCGGACTTGCCCGGTCTTTCCAGAGCATCCCGATGAGTCTTAATCTGCTCCTCCACCTCCTCTCTAAACTTGACGACGGAGGGGTTGTGTTTGTCAAGCATCGCACATTTCCAACGTGTTGTCAGCCAAAGGAGTCAAACCCCTTCTGGAGGTTGCGAGTTCTCAGCTCTTCCTTGTACTGGTCGAGCCTCAGTCGAGCGGCGTCGAAGTAGTCCTTCGACTGCGTCTGCGACTCCGTGATCTGAAGGTCGGCGAGCGCACGCTCCCGGTCGCTCTGAATCTTGGCCTGTAGTTTGTCGTACTCCAGACCCTGCTTTGCGGCGATCTCGGTCAGCTTGGTTTCGCGCTCGATAAGCTTGAGCTGGAGCTGTAGGTCGCGGTCGTTCTGCTTGTCGCGCATCTCCGCGTAACGTAGCTCCAGCGCCATGACCTCGCTGTGATCAAGCACGTCCATGCTCTGCCCCTTCTGGGCCTCCATCAGCGTCGCTTGCGCTCGCATCTGGTCCGCTTCAGCACGAGCTATGTCAGCCTGCGCCTTCGCGCCAGCAGCTTCCGCTTGAGCCTGTTTGAGAGAAAGTTCGGCTTGCACAAAGGGGTCTGGTTGTTGGTTGGCTTGCTCAGCTTCTACTTCCTCGGGGGTCTTAATGAGAGTGTCTACCGGCACGTCGAGGAACGTCAGATACAACCGATAGATGTCGTTCATGTTCAACTGTGCGGCCATGTTCGGATCGCTGGCTGCCATCTGCATCAGGAGCTGCACGTGCTGAGCCTGCGTGTCCTTGACCAGAAGATGGCTGGCGCCCCGCACCTCAACCTCGTAGTCCCCGTGGGCTTCTACAGCTTCCGACTCACCACTCTCCATGAACCACTGGTACAAGGCGGAGATGAGGGGGTCGGTGATGTTGTCGTCCCACTGGTGCGCGGCCTGTCGCTGCACGATGTTGGATTGGTTCATCATCGCCACGTGCGCCATGCCGGACGCGCCGCCCTCCTGCCCCTTGGCCTGACTCGTGCCCAAGATGTGCGGAAGCATGGTGTTCTCGTCAGCGTTCGCTTGCGCCTGCTGGTAAACGGGCATGGTGTTTGACAGCGTGTTGGGAACGACGAACGCTTCCATGGCCTGAGCCATCGGTACGTCTACGTCGTTCTTGTACCAGAGCTTCGGCCCCTTGATCGCAAAGTTGCCATCGGCGGGGGTGATCACCCCCTTCTCGATCGCCATCTGCGGCCCGGCGGACACCGCCGTGTTGTGGAGTATGGCAGACCAGACCATGTCGATGACGGCTTGGTCGTCACGCATGATGTAGGGCACGCCAAACCCGAAGATGTTGGTTTCATCCGCTTCGTAGTTCCAGACCTGATACGGAAGGCGGGAGGTTGCCTCGATCGGGGCCATGTCCACCCTGAGAATTTCACCCTCGCAGAACCAGACGGAACCCATCATGCTCTTGAGGTTCTGCATCCCGTCTTCTTCCTCGGGGACTTCGAAGCCCATCTCCTCTAGCAGTTCGATGTCGATGAGGCCGTGGTACTCCCACACGGCGTACATGTTCTCGTACCGCTGCATGGAATAGTTCGTGATCGTAGCTCGCTGCTCCAGCACGCTCTGAACTTTCCCGAGCGTGGGCCTCATTTGAAGGAGTTTGGATACCTGCCGGGGAAAAAACCCGTGCGATTCCACCATCTGAAGCAGTTGGGTTCGGTTGAGCGTGTGCAGTTCGAAAGCATGCTCCGCGTCTTCGATAGAGCAAGCGCGTTGGGGGAAGAAGTTCCACGGTGAGACCCGGCTGACACCGGGAATGGTCTTCCGCTCAATCTTGACCACGGCAAGTGTGCCGTCTTCGTCCTCTACCTGCTCGTAACTACGCTTGGTGGTGTACGTGACGTACGGTCCCTTGATGACCCCGGTGCCAACCTTGCAGCCGTCCATGATGACCTGCCGCCCGATGCGGTTGTAGTCGTTCTCTGTCAACACGTCTCGAATGAGCTGGCGCATGCGGCGGCAACGTTTGGTCGCCACCTTCAAAGCCAACTTCGCGTAATCAGGAGGCGGGCCAGCCGGCGCTTGAGGGGCCAGCGGCTGCAAAGCTTCGGGCGCCACGCCCTCAACCTCCATGCCCGGCTCCATGCCCGGCTCCATGCCCGGCTCCATGCCCGGCTCCATGCCCGGCTCCATGCCCGGCTCCATGATGGGCTGCTCAGCGGCCATCTGGGCCTCGTACTCCTCCATGAGAAGTTTGATCGGCACGTCGGGGTACGGCGTCGGACGCATGTCCCAGTTGGGGGCGTTGGTCGGGAACAGCATGTCTCCAATTCGGGAAGCGGCGATGCGGGTCTTGGAGCGGGTCTTGTTGTCCACCGGCATCGAACTGTTCGGGCGCGTGGTGTTGCTACGACCTTCGGCGACATCCTCTTTGTCGATCTGGCCGGACACGCCCCAGTACTGCGCCTCGTCAGCGAGCATGCGGGCCTCGGTGACCGTCTTGTCCGAGAGGGCTACGCCGAGCTGGCGGTCGAGGTTACTCGCCAGCGCGGAGAACATCCGATCGCGGCGCTCTTCGTTTTCCCTTAGCTCGCGCTCTGTGGGTACTTTTGGTGCTTTTTCAGCCATTGAGTCCTCGCCTCCAGAAATTAACTTCCCGAACATTCCCTCCCGACAGGGCGCCACGGGCTTCGGTGCGGGTCTTAGCATACTTCAGGCCGCTCTCCATGTATCGCATTGCGTCGATGAGGTCATCGTTCTGCGGCACCACCGACCCTTTCTCGTTGCGGTGGTAGCGGCGAAGTTCGGAGATCAGCATCGGGCAAGTCTCCATAATCTTAAGTGTGCCCGAAGCGAACCGCTCCTGAAGCCGCATTATGCCGGACTCGACACTGCCCGCCCCCTTCATCACCTTCTTCAGCTTTAGGCCGTGCGCCTTGTACAAGTCAATCATGCGCTTGCCGTCCGCTTGGCTGGTGCCCGCCGTCTCAGAGATTCCCGTGATCCAATCGCCCCGCATCTTAATGGCCTGAACGTGGATCGGAACCTCCGCCTTCGACTGGCAATGCTCCGAGTAAACGTACAGGGTATCCGTCTCGCGGTCGTGGGCGCCCCAAACAGCAGCGGTGGGGTGAGTCCAGCCGAAATCAAGGCCGTAAATCCGAGGCCAGTAATCCGGCAAGTCCATAGGCCGGATAACGAAGCTGTCTTCGTCAGCGGTAAAAATCGCGCCTGACCCGAGCTGAGGCTCTCCAAATCTGCGAGCGCGAATCTCGTGTTTGGGGTAACGCCCTTTCATGTCTTCGATCATTTCCGGCGTGATGTGACCTACGTCGTCCCACCAGACGTTAATGCTAAAGACGGTTCCTTCCTCAGCCCTGTTAAGCAAGTCGCGGACCAGCGGCGTCTCGCCCTTCAGCGGCGTGAACGTGTTGAGCACAATGCCGTTGGTGGTCATCGTCCGCATGAGGTTCTCGTTGTGCACGTCCTGCGGAGCCTCCTCGTCCTCCCAGACGACATCTCGCTCCGTGCCTTCGAAGGCGGTTCGGCCCTGATCGTAAGACCTCAACCTTAGCATCGACCAACCGCCAGCTTTGTGCTTCACCTGCACCCCGTCAAACAAGCCGGCGGCTGCGCGAGAGGACGTGCACCGCTCCCGGTCGAGGCAGTTGCCGGGAATCAGCCCGGTTCCAAACTCGTCCGGCTTGCCCAGCAGAATCTGCTGCACGGTGTCTCGCGTCAGTTTGCCTTCCTTGCCGCAGGCCAGCGCCTGAATCGGGCGATTGAACCGCTTGCCTTTCCACCAGTGGGGGTAGAGGCCGGTCAGGTGGTAAGCGACTTCCGTGGCGCCAGCGACCGAGTTGTGTGTTGGTAGAAACTCCGCCGTCAAATACAAGTGGTCTGGCGAGTCTACCGTAATACACTGGCACTCCATTTCACCAACATACTCAACGGACACCACACGAGACCCTCGTAGCACCTTGTTAGGCGCGGCGGTGTAACCCTGCTGAATCTCAAGTTTACGACGAAGCCGGAACAGAGGAACCTCGTTTTGGGTGTACAGTGTCACGCGCCACGACAAACGCTCCCGGTGCTTATAGGTTCCACGCTTTTGCGCCAAGCTGGCGTACAAGCCAAGGCTGCGAGCCAAATGCAAAAAGTCGTCGGCGAGGCGACGTGAACACGTGGAAAAACTCGCGTGGGTGCCAGCGGTCGATATAGTACCGTCTGTGTCCATGAGCCCCTGCAAAACCGCCAGTCGTTCGTGCGGCTGCGAATACTTGTACTCGTCAGGGATGAACTTCTGGTAGCTGTTACAGCCATGCACCCCCAACGCTCGCAAAGCGTCAGTCAGTAAGTTGCGGCACCGGCCTCCGGGAGAGATTAGCGTGGCGAAGTGGTACCCATAAGGCGGGCGAGCCAGCAGCTCGCACTCCCACAACGAAGCCTGCGTAGCACAAAAATCGGCCAGCTCCTCGTCTTTCGTGGTTAGAGCGCAGTGTGTGGCTGTAAGTGATCCGTCCCCAAGAAGCAGTCCGAGCAAATACGGGTCAACCAAAAGCTCGCGAGACTGGTACTGAACAGTCGGACGCGGCGGTAGATAGTACGAGCGAGCCGCCAAGTTCTCTCGTAGTTGGTCTGTTTGCAAAACCTCTTCTCTATAAACTTTTCCGCGTCGTGTTGACACCTGCCACAAGTGCTCCTTGTCGCACAGGGTGCTTGAGCCATCTTTGGTTGTAACGCGCCACACCTCTCGCTCACCCTGCGGGTGTATGTGCGTGACCACAACAGGCCGCCCGTTTGAGCCGGTCACTTGACTTCCAACAGTCAAGTCACCCATTCTAGTCGGGCCATAAGGTGTGCTTACAAGTTCTTGTAGTGGTTGCGCTTTTCCTGTGCGATTTCCGCCAAAAATGACCCGCTCGCGATAATCACGTCCGGCGTTGAAGAACGCGATGTGCTTGCGGTAACCGTCGCGGGAGTTGGG